GTGACACCTGATACACGAATAGGTATACAACGATTTAGTGAGATTGTGCCTCGAACATCACTTGTAGCATAACCAAAAACAAACTCATCTACACTTTCACTATATATAATACTTGAATAATTATCATTGTTTGAAACATCAGATTGATATCGTTGTAAAAGAAGTCCAGTGTCATAACTAGCATTTGGATTAGCATTTAAAATAATTATGTTGTCTACAAATGTTGTATTTGTACCCGTTACATTCAAGTTTCCTCCGATGTATGTGTCTTTTCCAATTGAAATACCACCTCCTAATGTCATTGAGCCACCTGTTCCTACACCTGTTGCATTTGCTGTGTCTAGAATATTTATTGGGTCAGAATGATAAGATGCCATTATTTATAACACAACAAAAAAGCTTTACTTTATACATTATTGTATTCTTTCTTATTATTTCTTTAATTTTTTAAAAAAATAACATAAAAAAAAAAGAAACAGTAAAAAATGAGACCAAAACCCGCCAAACCCGCCAAAACCCGCCAAAAACCCGCCATTGATGGTCGAACCCGCCAAACCCGCCAAAAACCCGGAAAGTCTGTAGGATTTTTGATCAAAAAAGTTTTTTTAGAAAAAGTTTGAAACAATGGCGGGTTGGTGTTTATGGTCTCAAGCACCTTTCTGTAGTATGCAATTTTGAGTCGAAAACCCGCCAAACCCGCCATTAGCCCGCCAAAACCCGCCATTGAGATAAAAAAACCCGCCATTGGCGGGTTTTTCTAAACATGAAAAATATTATTTTAAGGCAAGTCCAATCCATCCTTTCACTTTCATACCATTCCAAGTGGAGTCTTTATATTGGTCATTTAATGAGGGAAATGTTTTTTTGATATATTTTTCTATTTCTTTTTTATATTTTGAAGATATTCTTGAAGGAGCTGGTTTGCCCAAGAATAATTCACATACATCCTTTAGATTTAGTATACCATCGTTTTGTAATAGAATGTTATCATCAAGCCAATTATAAAAGTCACTATTTTCTTGTCTATACTCGTTAGTTTTTAATTGTACTTCGAGTGGTTCTCTCACATCTTTATAATAGTAATCAAGTAATATATTAACAAATGTTTGTCTCCAAGTAACATCTTCCCGCATTTTAGATGGAAGTGTTTTATCAATTTTGTATTCGTTTACGTTTTCTTTGTTGGGTTCATCTACAAACCGAGAGGGAAAGTCTACTACTCGAATACGTCTCCAAAGTGCAGTGTCTTCACCTTTTATTTCAGGGAGTTCATTACATGCAAGGTACAATTTTGCTTCCATGACAAAAGAAACAGATTCTTGATAAAGTCCTCTTGCTACAATTTCCTCGCTGCCAGTCAACTCTTTTAAGAGTCCGATGTTTATTTTTTCACCATCTTCAGGCTCGCTCAAAAAAGCAAAACGTTTGTTCATTAATTTAATTTTTTCAGTATTGGCTTCATTCGCATTATTGCGTTTACGTGTAAGAAGAGTGACTTCGACTTTTTCACCAAATTCACCCATGGCAAGTTTCATCAGATTAAGTAATTGACTTTTACCATTAGCTCCGTCGCCAATAAACATCAAAAAGTTGGTATTAGGAATGTCACCATTAAGACATTCGCTCATTTTTTTTAAAACGTAGTCTCTAACACTTTGTACAGGCAAAACTGAATTAATAAATTTGTGTACTTCTGGATTGTTGACATTTTCATCAAATTCATACTTAACAGTGTAGTTGATGTAGTCTTCACGTTTGCTTGCTCTAAATTTACGATCAAGAAGGTCATATGCTCCATTTTCAAAGGGAACAAGATGTTTTTTAGAGTTTAATTTACTAAAGAATTCGTTATCAATATAAAAAAGTTGAGCTTCTTTGAGAATGTCTTCTTTGAGTTGTGGTTTGTTGATTTTTGTAATAAGACTTTTAATGTTTTTTATTAAACCTACAGTGGTGTCATCTGTTGATTTACCTTCATAATGAGTTTTAATTTTGTTAAATAAATTACAAAGTTCTAAAATGTCTTTCTTGAAATTAAGAGACTTGTTATCTAGAACCCATTTGTTGTCATCAAAAAGAAACCATTCATTACCAGTAAATACGTAATTTTTGTATGCGTAATGCATGATTTCAGCCAATTTGGTGATTTTATGTCCATCCAAACATTCGTTAATAATTTTCAAGACACGTTTGTCTTTGATGATATTTTTATCTAATTGCACGTCACAGCTAAATTCTTCTTCGCCATTATAAAAATTGTTGATATTAATATTAACGGTGCCATTGTTAATTAATTGGTTATATCTAGACCAGAAGGTGTTTAAATTTCTGTAGCGTTCTTCGACAGGAATAAGTTGATTTTTAGGAAAAACGGCATTACATACACTACATTTAAGACAATATCCATCATCGCTAATATGATGTTCAACATTGCATTCGGGACAAGTGCCTTGAAGTTGAATGGTAGCAGCATTGCTTCTTCCACGAAAGACCATTTCAGTTCGATCGAACTGTATTTCTTCGATTTTCTCATCGAAATTTTGATTAATGTAATCTCTGCATTCTTGAATAGCATGTTCAATAAGTTCTTGTTCTTGTGTACTTACTTTGAGGCATTTAAGAATGATTTGATTAAGTTCAAGAGGGAATTCTGAGATTTTAATTTCATTGTATTTGTACTCGCTACAGTCTAAATCATGACATTTTTGTTTTGCCGAGTAAGTATCAATGACAATGTATTGATGGTTTGATTTGTGTTCGCGGTCAATGTTATGACAAAATGTTTCATTAAGATTTACATTAAAACAATTGTATTGTTTATTCAAAATGACATCACGAATGTCAGATGGACGATAACGAAAGCTTTTTCTGACGAATTTCTTGATAATTTCTTTTTCATCATCTAATAAATTAATTGACGAGTCATCAACACCAACATTAGTGGGCGTGGACGCAATTTCGCGTTTAGAAGGACTAAGAGGGAAAATCAAGAGATGAGGGTCGACAACAAGAGAGGTTTGAGTCCAGCAGACAAATGTTTCATTAAAGGCAAAATCATCAGAGAGATGACATTTAACGAGTGGACGATTTTGGCCAAATTTAGAGCTAAGGTATGTTCGGAAGAGACCTTCACGATAAACAGATGTATCGATAACTTTGGCTTTAGTGAGGTCTTTAAAAAGATGAACAACAAGAGGTTTTATAGTTTTAACATCAGGAAAATAGACTTCGAGAGAATTTTGGTTGAGCAATCTTACAATGATATGATAGGAGATTTTGGAATCAGGGTCGTGAGATTCTAATACAACAAATTTGCAAGTGTATTGACTGAAATGTTTAGTAATAGTTTGTTTAATGTTCAACACAATAGTTTCATGTTGATTAAAATATTCTTCATTCAAGTTTTTATGAATTTCAATATCAAAAAACAAATTAACAAGTGAAGAATCGCGTATCAATTCGTAATAACTAGGATTATCTGTAGAGCCAATAAGAAGATGAAATTGATTATAAGTTTTGCATATAAAATACTCTTTGATGTTTTTATTACAAAGAATTTCACCTGGTTTAAGAGCTTTAAGAGCCAAAGCCTTTCTACCAAATATTTTGTTCATTTAAATGTTACTTAATATTAAATTTAAATACATAATATTAATTTACCATTTGTGATTTTTATATACGTTAATGAGTAAGTCTTCGAATTCATCAACGAATTGTTTATAATTACAAACATGTCCATTAACGAAATTATTTCTAACATCTTGTTTAAGTGAGTGCAATGTATCCAATGAATTAGCAAAACGGACAGCTTTTTCAATGTATTCATTTTGAGTATAAGAAACATAATCAGATAAATTGCTGTTTTTCATTAAACTTGAAGTGACATTTTGGGAATGATAATGACGAATATTATCAAACAATGTGAGAACGGGTACTCCCATCATTAAACTCTCACAACTGGTGGTTGTACCTGAATATGGGAAAGTATCAAGTGAAATGTCCATTTTATTGTAATCTAATAGATGTTCACCATATGTGTCAGAGTATGGTAGGATAATAACGCGTTCAAGAACAGATGGATCAGTAAAAGAATCCAAGAATTGTTGTTTAAGTTTTGGTGTTAGGAATTCTTTAGTTTTGATAACAAATCTTGCTGTTGGAGCTTGTCGAAGAATTTGTTCCCAAACACCAATGACCATTTTATTAATTTTGTTATATCTATTAAAGCAACCAAAAGTAATGTAACCATTTGTTGTGCATGGTTGTTCTGTAATTTTAGGAATGTTATCAATACCCATGCTTGGTGTATAAGCTAAGAAACATCGTTTCATAAATAAGAGTTTTTCTTGATAATATTTTTGACTTGCTTTACTGTCACACGTTTTATCAGTAATACGGTAGTCCATGGATCGAATACCACTTGAATTGGGGTAGCCACAATAACTGATTTGAATAGGTGCGGGCTTAAGGACAAAAGTATCAAGTCTATTGTCACCAGTGTGAGCTGATAAATCAAAAAGAATGTCAATGTTATGAGATTGTATGAGTTGCTTAAACTCTTTGTCTGATTGGTTCTTGACAACAAACCATTTACAGTTCTTAAACATCGATTCTAAATTTACAACTTTAACTGAATAACAATGGACATTAAATAAATCGTAATTAATGTGAGAAAGAATACTATGAATAAAGTAAGCTACAGGGTGACAGATAAAATCTCCAGATACAAATCCAATGTTAAGTTTTTCACCAGATTTTAAAACGTCGGCTTTTGAAGTACATTTACGAATAACGTCTTTAATACTATAATTAGGACATCCTTCTTTCCAATTATCTATGACAACAGGATAAATTTTGTTAATACTTTTGTGAAGTTTAGAAATGTACATTGGATCTTCAATTAAATGAGAAATATAATTAACGTCAAGTAATTTATTTTGATAAGCTAATGAAAGCCTAGGTTTGTATTTCAAGGCTTGATTATAACAATCTATTGCACCTGTGAAATCGCATTCGTAACATTTAGCCAACCCCATATTCATATACATGCTTGCAACCAACATTTCTTTGTCTACAGAAATATGTGCCTTATCTACGTTTTTAATACCACGTTGATAATGTTCAATGGCTTTATCAGTAAACCGCAATTCTGTGTAAACAACACCGATTTGGTTATTAATATCAGGGTCAAGAGGGTCAATATCAGCAGCCAAATTAAAATAATACATAGCAAGTTCTCTATCTTGAATAGTGAAATAGATACTTCCTAGACCATTAAGGCATTTTACTTTAAAACGTTTAAGATTTGTAATAAAATCAACATCAGAAGTAGAAGACAGTTCTTTGTCAAGCAAACCAATTGCAAGTTTATAATGATACAAGCTGCTATCCAATTGATTAGCACGATGAAACATAAAACCGAGATTATAGTGAAGTTGATAATCGCATGGATCTACCATAAGAACTTGATTAAGCAAGGTAATATTTTCTTCAACATTAGGATTGAATATGGTAAGAAACATAAAAACCATTTTAAACAAATCCCTAGCTTGTTTGTGAAAGGGTTCAATGCTTAGGCATTTACGCAAATGAGCAACGGCAATATACAATGTATTTTTTTCAGAATCAGCAAAAGATTTTCTATTTGTATTTAATCCAACAGTTCTTGTTAACAATTCGCCGCTGATATAATAAGTATTTTTAACTTCCTCTTTATGTCTATTTAAAACAAATGTGTTCAAGTCGTCAAGGTATTTAATGATTGCACTAGAGCGTTTAATGCATTCGACATATTTAGCATTGTCTATTTCTTTCGTTTTAAAGAACGTTTCTTGAGCTTGATTGTAAATAGTTTTCAAAGTATTATATTCATTTAAGAAAGTATCAATATCAGAAACAACTAAATCTGTCATGAATTGTTTTATATTTGTATAACACTTATGTTTAAATTTCATATTTTTAACGAGTCACACTTAAAAATAAATGAATATAACATAAAACAGTTGTAGAACTAATGGATAAGAGAAAAAGAAAAGTAAAAACATTACTAAAAAAGCCACAGCCAGAGCAGCGGACGGAGGCGTGGTTTAAACAGCGACAAACAAGAATAACGGCGAGTGAAGCGGCATCATGTTTATGTAAATCAAAGAATGTATGTGAGCCGTATGTGAAAGCGTTTAACATAGTGAATTTTAAGTATAAAGAGAATGATCCATTAAATCCATATGAAACAAAAGAGGATTACATAATTAAAAAGTGTTTAGCATTTTTTGGGGAATCAGTATTTAGAGATACAGTATTTACATTATGGGGAAAAAAGTATGAAGAGGTGGCGAATAGATTGTATGCGCATTTAACGAACAAAAAGGTGCATGAGTTTGGATTAATATCACATGGGAGATTGAAATGGTTAGCGGCAAGTCCTGACGGAATCACTGAAGACGGGGTAATGTTGGAAATCAAATGTCCAAAGAGTCGAAAAATTGATATAACAGCGCCACCGTTATATTACTGGATTCAATGTCAGATACAATTAGAGTGTTGTGACTTGCAACAGTGTGATTTTTTAGAATGTGAAATCAGAGAATTAGAAAACGAGGAAGAATTTACAAATACAAAATTAGAGGGAAAGCAAGACAAAGGCATTATAATCCAATTAGCAACTGAAGAAGGTAGCGAGCCCAAATTTATATATCCTCCAATAGGTATAGTAACAGAGGAAAAGTACATAGAATGGACTCACTCTCAACTTCAAGAAAACAAAGATTCTATACCAGTGTATTTCCACATTACAAAGTACAATATAATAAGGATTGAAAGAGACACCAATTGGTTTGCAAATGTAAGAGGAGAGTTAAAAAAAACGTGGGAGTTTATAACAAAATTACAAAATAGAGAAGAAGACTTTATAAAATATAAAGAATCGATTGAAGCTATTAAAAACAAAGATCATATTGAAAAGTATAATAGAACAACATGTATGATTGATGGTACAGAGCAATCTTTGGTTTTTGATTTACAAATAATTTCAGATAATGGGAATGATTGTATGATTGGTACAGAATAATATTATTTATTGATATATATTAAATGTGGATAATTTTATTAGCATTTATAATTGGAACAATGTTGGGTAAAAGAAGAATGAATAAAGCAGAAGAAGATATTATTCGTCTGTTAAGGCAAACTGGACGTTGGGCAATCGCAGCACAACAAGATGAAAACCCATATATAGCAAATTTGCATGCTACGTATGCAATGGGGTATTTGATGGCATTAAGAGAATTATATACAGATGAAACAATACGTAATATTACGGGTGTGGATGTACGGGAATTAAGTGATCAAATTAGTTATACAATGGACAAAGCAATTCAGCAACTTGTGACCATTTGTCCAGAGGGAGCACCAAAAAACAGACTGTTAGCAGCTTTAGCAAGAGGTGAGATATTTTGATAAAAAAAATGTTTTATTAAATTTAAATTATTAATATAATATAAGGAGTGTTATGGAACCAAAGTATTATATAAGTCCATATAGCGGAAGAGTGATAAAATCAACAGGAAAATTGTTTAATCAATTGAAAGAAGATGGGTTTATTGTAGATAAGCATAAATGCTTTTACAATATAAGAACAGCAGAAAGATGTCTAAATAAAATATTAAGTTTATATCCTTACATATCATATCCACCATCAAAGTTTATAGGTATTCCGCGCACATACCAAAAGGGACCAGCAAGAGCATTTGTTTGTGACGAAGAAAATGTGATTGGAATAGTTGACAAAAATGGAAAGATGAAAAAGTTAATAACACCAATTCCACAAACACAAGAATTATTACAAGTAAAGGATCCATTAAATGTTTTACCGAAAGTTTTACCAAAGAAAGAAGTTGTGGAAGAAGAAACACAAATGGCAATTGAAAATCAATTACAGGAAAAAGAAAAACTTCCAGAAATGTCAATTATATACAATCCCGTACAAGATGACTTTGTTCCAATAAAAAAAGAAACGGATGTTGAAGAACAAAAAGAAATTTTACAAGCTGTAAATCAAGAGCTTGTTCCATTACAGCTTCCTCCAATTAAAGAACAAGGTAATGTGTCTGGTGCAATAGTTGATAAAGAATCAAATCAGTTAATTGGAATAATAGACACAGCTAATCAAATTAAAGTCTTTCGTGAACCTATTAGCATTGCAATAGATGAAAAAACTGAAGATCTTGACACTGAATCTGAATCTGACATTGACATTGGCACTGAACCCGAAACTGATATTAAACTGGAAAGTGAACCAGAAATTGAACTGGAAAGTGAACCAGAAATTGAACTGGAAAGTGAACCAGAAATTGAACTGGAAAGTGAACCAGAAATTGAACTGGAAATTGAACTGGAAAGTGAACCAGAAATTGAACTGGAAAGTGAAAGTGAAAGTGAACCAGAAATTGAACTGGAAAGTGAAAGTGAACCAGAAATTGAACTAGAAAGTAAAAGTGAAAGTGAAAGTGAACCAGAAAGTGAAAGTGTAACAGAAAGTGAAAGTGAAAGTGAACCAGAAATTGAGTTGGACAGTAAAGCAGAAAGTGAACCAGAAATTAAACTGGACAGTGGAAGTGAAACCAAAAGTGAAATTAAAACGGAAGAAGTGAAGATAGAGGGAGTACCAACAGTGGATGCTGAAAGTATAGATATGACAGAAGCGAGTGAAATACCGGCAGAGAGCGAAAGGGAAATTATGGAACAAGTGGACAAAAAATGTTTAGATGGAGAGCAGTATGATGTGAATTCCCAAAGATGTTTGCCATGTACATATTACAATTTAGTATGGGATAGAGAAACAAATAAATGTAGAATTGATTTGAAAAGAAATATTTTGATAACAGATAAAGAAAATAATATAATTGGATTTTTATAAATCCGAAAATGTTTATTAATATTAGAATGTGTGATATAAATAAACGTACAAACGAAGAATATACAGTGGTAAAACTTCTAGGAAGGGGTTCTTTTGGGTCTACTTATATGGTAAAAACACAAACAAGTGAAAAAATGTATGTTCTAAAGAAATTGCATGCGACAGCTGAACAATTATTAGAATCATGTCAAGAAATTAATATATTAAAGAAAATAGCAAAGTATGGGTGTAAACCAGAATTGTTATGTTTAAAAGAATATTTTATAAATCCTGAAGACTTATCTATTAATATTGTAACTGAGGCATTTTTAGATGCAATAACATTAGCAGAATTTATCAAACAGAAACAAAAGGAAGGGATTATTTTAATGGAAGACGAATTATTAAAGATAATGAAGGGATGTATGAAAGCGTTAACATATTTGCATAACATAGGGATTGGGCATGGAGACATAAAACCTGAAAACATTTTGATCAATACAAACTATGAAATTCAGATCATTGATTTTGGGTTTGCTTGTTCAAAGAATTGTCGTCCATCAGGAACATTGTTATTTGCATCACCTGAAATTTTAAGAATCATAGGTTCAAAAAAATACATGTCATTAAAATCGTTCCAACAAGCTGATGTATTTAGCATGGGAATGGTTTTCTTCTTATTAGCTAATTTAGAGTTTCCATTTCATATAATAGGGAATAATCCATATGCAAGTAGTGATATAAAACAGACAGGTATATTAGGATTCAAAGGAAATCTAGAGTCTAGCGAAAGTTCACAACGAAATTCTATGGTTTCTCAAAGAAATTCTACGGTAGATTCAAGAAAATATAAATTATTTTCGATAAGAACAAATAATGACTTTAGTACATTGACAACTTTAATAAGATTTTACGAAAACCGAAAAAATACAATAATATCAATGTATCAATATAATAATACACAAACAACAACAATGATAAATGAGTTCATAGAAAGTATGCTGAAAGGATATTCAGGGGAGTTCAATAACAGATTATCGTCGCAAAGACTATTAAAAAACCTACAGAAAATAATTTTAAGATATACTATGAAAGATGTTGTGTTAGGGGCGAGAAGAAAGACAGAAGTGTCGCCTATAAAAGATATGGAATTTACGTTTTCTCCAACAATTAATTAGTGTAATTTTTTTATTGTATTAATTTAACTGATTACTACATATAAATGGAAACGCAATCTGTAGTTGATTATATAAAAACTAAATATCCAAAAGTGGTATTTACTCCATTCAAATTTGCTTTTTCGAATGCATTGGGTTTTATATTAAACAATGATAAATTGATAATTGGGTTTTTAAATAAAAATGGAAACTTATGCAAGCTTGTAGAACCATTGAATTTGTCTAATATATCAAATGAAGATATAGAGACAGTTATAAAGAAAATACCTATTGTAACAGGATTTTCAGAGCAAGATAGAGAAAAACTGTTAGGGCTTTTTCAAAATACAGACAAAAAGGGTAGAAGAGTGCAAGAAAAATTGATCAAAGAATTACAAAAAGAGTTAGAAGACAGCAAGTCAAAACAAGCAGAATATAAAGTGTTATATGATGGAGAGAGTAATAAAGTAATAACAATTAAATCAAATTACGAGGAACAAATAGCTAAAATAAAAAGCGATTACGATGAAAAGTCAAAACAATTAGAACAGTGTTCGCAACAACTTGTAAACGAAAAAGACAAGATAGTGGAAGGAATAAATAAATACAAGGATGAAATGAATGATTTTATTAAATCGAAGGATTTCAAAATTGAAGAATTAGAAAAGATACATAGCAAGTTAACAAAAGAGAAAAACGAATTGGAATCAAAGCTAAACGAAACAATAAATGTAATAGAAGCAAAAAACAAAGCTAGTCAAGATCAAATAATTGTAATAGGAAATGAAAAAGATGCTATTTTATCAGAAAAGGAAGGATTAATAAAAAATATAAAAGAGCTTGAAAAAGATCTCAAAATGCAAAAAGATGCAATAGAAGAACTTACATTAAAGAAACAAGAGTTAGAAAAACAAATTCAAGAAATGAGTCAAACAAAGAGCGAAGCAAGTGATTTAACTTCACAATTAAGTCAAACAAAGAGCGAAGCAAGTGATTTAACTTCACAATTAAGTCAAACAAAGAGCGAAGTGAGTGATTTAAGTTCGCAATTGAGTCAAACAAAAAGCGAAGTGAGTGATTTAAGTTCGCAATTGAGTCAATCAAAAAGTGAAGTGAGTGATTTGAGTTCGCAATTGAGTCAATCAAAGAGCGAAGTGAGTGATTTAAGTTCGCAATTGAGACAAGCCAAGAGCGAACTAGAGCAATTTAGTCAACCCAGAAGCGAATTGAGCGAGTTAAAAAAGAATTACGAAACAGAACTTGCAAAAAAGATTGAGATGATTAATAACATGGAAGCGGAGATAAACAGAAAAAGAGAAGAATATAATGCACTTGAGCAGAAAACGAATGAAGAACTTGACACAAAAAATCAAAGGATGAGAGAAAATGAAGAAGAGTTAGGCAAAAGAATGCAGGAACTGGAGAGGAAGAGTCAAATAATAACTGATATGGAAGCTGAATTAAAAAAGAAAACAGACGTGCTTGAAAGTGAAACAAGTAACAAGAAACAACTGGAAAGCAAGACACAGATCATAAGCGATATGGAAGCTGAATTAAAAAGGAAAACAGAAGAATACAGTGTGCTTGAAAGCGAGATAGCAAAAAAAAGCCAAACAATAAGTGATGTGGAGGCGAAATTCGAAAAAAGAAATGAGGAATATAGTGTGCTTGAGAGTGAGCTTGAAAAAAAGAATCAGACAATTAGCGAAATGGAAATGGAATTAAAAAGGACAAAAGAAGCGGAACAAAAGATATTAGATATAGAAAGTAGTTTGAATACAAAAACGCAAACATTGACAGATACTGAGAGTGAGTTAGAAAAAAGCAAGTATGATATTCAGGAGATAAATAAAAAGATACAAGAAAAAGAACAAGACATTGATAACAAAAATCAAGAGATTATACAATTAAAAAATGTCATTGTTGAGATTAAACAAGAGTTAGCAAAGTTACAAGATGATTTAAGTAAGACGGAAATGGCAAAAAAGATGGAGGAGGGAATGAAGGACAGATGTCAAGAAAAGATATTAAAAGAAAAAGAGCAAATTATTGAAGCAATAAAATCATATAATGAAAAGTGGTTGGAGTGGGTAGGAAATGTAAACACGGATTTTGAGAAGTACAAACAAAAGATGATAATTGAATTGCAGCAAGTGCAAGCGAATTTACAAAAAACATTAAGTTATAGTGCATTAGAAAACGACGAAAAAACAAAATTAAAACAGAATATAAGAGACATAGAGTTACAACTAAACAAGACAATAGCAGAGCATCTTGTGCAGATAAATGCAAAAGATGAAGAAATAAGACTTGCAAAAGAATCGCAAAATGTATATGAGTTTCAAGTGGAGAAACAATTAAGTAATGCTGGAAAAGAAATAGCAGAGTTGAAAAAAGAGTTGGAAAATGTAAGGGCATTGTTAGCACAAAACAATCAAACTGTTGTACAAGATAATTTGGACTATGAAAATTGTTACAACATATTGCAGAACTTTAGTGCATTAAACAACATATTTTTTAGGAAGCAAGAGATAATTAAGAAATTAGATGAGATTATAGGAAAGAAGATAGATGTATTTGCACAATTGACGGAGGCGACTAAATCAAATATACAAAGTTCTTTCAACAAGGTAAAAGCTGAGATAGAGAGGCATATTAAATTCTTAGATTTGTCAAAATACATTAATAATCCAAATTTCCAGTTGTTAAAGAATAAATCGACATGGAAGAAGGTTTCGCCAGAATTTTGTCCAGAGTTAACAAATCTTTTAGAATATTGGAACCAGAACAAGTTAGAGTACAGAGAACAAGATAAGATACTAACAAATATATACGAAGATTTGTCTGGTGCTGTACGAGTATATTTGAGAATTAAACCATTGACTGGAAATGAGAAGACAGTGACAATAAAAACAATTGACAACAAGAAGCAAAAAATGGTAGTATTAGATTGTTCGAAAGTTGAAGGAGTAAGGAACAATGTAAAAAAAGAATTTGGGGAGTTTTATGGCATATTTGATGAGAATTATACAAATCAAGATGTTTTTTCTGGAAGTGAATCGACGATGGTCAATATCAATTCGTTAAAAATAGACATGGATGCAATAATTGAGACAGCAGATACTGTAAGTCCAGGACTATATTCTTCATTCAAACAGGTTGAAGATGGGTATAGTATAGTATTATTTGGATATGGTGCTTCAGGTGCAGGGAAGTCATTTAGTTTGTTAGGAAACAGTGGGATTCCTGGTTTGTTGCAGTACGGACTTGCGAATTTGCAAGATGTTAGTAATATAAAGTTGAAGTATTTATTTGAACAGTATTACAGCGCAGTTGATGTAAATTTTGGAAAGGTGAGGGGGAAGATTCACAATTTAATAAGAGAGGTGCCTCAAATGAGAGAGTATTCGAAGAATGAGACACAACAATTTGCTCAGAATATTCCACAAGGAATTGATATTAACAATTTAAGAATCGACGATCTGACAAGATTATTGGATGTCATTGAAAAGTATAGAATTGATAATTCAAGGATAAAGAAGACTCCAAACAACCCAGTATCAAGTAGATCGCATTTGTTTTTAGTATTTGAGATTAGTTTCAATAGTGGCAAAACAGGGTATATAACAATTGTGGATACAGCTGGAAGAGAATCTCCATTAGATATATACAACATATTTATAGATACATCACAGGTAAAACTTGCTACATTAATGGCGCCGTCACCTGTTGGTGGTGAAGGAACGGTAGAAAGAACAATGAGAAAGGATTTAGATCCGGTGTATACACCACAACATATATTCCAGGTTTTAAAGGAAGGATTTTACATAAATGAAACAATAAACCATATTATTTATTATTTTAATAAAAAGAATTACAAACAAACAAAAGTAATGTTGCAATCGAGTGATCCGGAAAAATATACTGTAAGTAAATATTACGTAAGCCCTATAAATGAAGAGCAAGCAATAAATACGGCAAACAATTGTTTAACGATTCCAATTATGAAGTTTTTGGACAATTTATCGAATAGAAATAAATCAGATGTAGACTTTAGACCTACAAAGTTTATAATGATAAATCATGTAAGGCAGGAAGAACGTTATTGCGATCAAACATTTGAAACATTACAATTTGCTCAAATGGTGAAAAGTACATAAGTTAGTTTAATCGACTAAATATATTTTGAAAAAACATATGAATTTTATAGTTTGAACATCTTTGAATTTCTAAGACTTCTACTTTTTCGTCAAAACTAACGCTTTTATCTCCAATAAAAAATTTAACACGGTTTGGGGTTTCCCCTTTTAATGAAGTATAGTAAATGTTTTTTGTGCACATATCAAAACAATACATATTGGTTTTAATTTCAATTTATTGGTTTTAATAATAATCAATAAATGAGTATTAAATAATTACAATCCAAGATGTGTTTTAATAGAGTCAATTTCACTCTTTAGTTCTTTAATAGCAGCAGTGAGAAGTGGTACTAATTTGCTTTGATCAATACCTTGTGCAATAATGTTACCATCATCATCGACTGCATCTTTTTCTCCGTGAATGGCTTCGGGTACTATATCAGCAACTTCGTGGGCAATAAACCCATCAACTGTTTTATCAGGAGTTGAAATAAAATTAAATCTATGAACTGGTATTTGAGATACTCTGGATAAAGCATTAGTAAGTGTAACGACATTTTCTTTTAAACGATAATCAGAAGAAGTATTGTATGAAGTTGTTGAACCACTGGCAGTAATTGAACCTACTTTAGTTGAACTTATATAAAAAGATATACAGGTTCCTGCATAGTCTCTAACATTCACACGTCCATCACCAACATTTGCGTCTGCCATAAAATAAGCTTGAGAATGACCACCCATATTAAAATTTCCGTCAACATCTAATTGGTAAGTTGGGGCAATTCTATTGATACCAACATTTCCAGATGAATTAATTGTAAAAGGAGAGAGACCGTTAGTAACCTGTTGAATAACAAATTTACCTTGACCTTCTCCGGCGTTTTGATGAGTACCGATAAGTCGCCATAATTTGCCACCGGTTTGACCAGCCAGAGTGCTATCAAACTCTATAGCATTAACATAAGGATCGGATGTTTGAAGACGAATATTTGGGAAACCAGAAGATACAACGTGCAAAGAAACAGCAGGAGCAGTAGTACCTATACCTACATTTCCAGCATTTGTAATGCGCATTTGTTCTGCATAATTTCCACCGGTGTTAGATCCAAATGAAATAAAGTGACTACCACTACTAGGAACAGTTAGCCGCACAGATGAATTTCCCATTCCTAATCCATGAAAACTGTTAACTGAATCAAGATCATACATCGCTAATATTTGACCTCTTATTTTTGCTGAACCGTTAACATCAAGTAAAAAATTAGGAGCAGTAGTACCAATACCTACATTTCCCCCAGTTGTGATAATACTACCAATAGTATTAGAGTTTCCTGTAATTTGTGCACTTGTAGTAATAATTGATTGGACAACATTTAAGGTTTCCCACATTTTTATCATTCTATTACCACCAGTTCCGCCGCCAACTATATCTAAAGTGTCAGTTGTGAATGTACCATAACCAATTTTTCCTGCATTACTTTCTTTCGTAATACCGAGACCAAATTCTATTACTCCGTTGCTTGAAACTTTAGCATCAGAGAATTTTGCAGTGCCGTTCACATCTAATGTGTAAGATGGAGAAGTAGTACCAATACCAACATTTCCAGCGTTAGTGATGCGCATTCTTTCGGAAGGGTTTGTTGGGCCATTGGCTGTTCCAAAAGCAAGAAAAGTGCTACCACCATTAATATGTGTTGATACAATAGAAGAGTAATGACGAGAATTTCCTCCGATCAAAATTGTTGATGTCCCTCCATCGCCACCAGCGACGCCATTTAACAATGCTAAACTGACATTACCGATGGTACTTGAATATCCCATATTAGGATCAGTAGTACCTATACCTACATTTCCGGTACCGGTTATAGTCATTATTTCATTAGAACTGGTAGCACTAGTAGCAGCAAAGAATCTATGAGCAAAACCTGTTGTTCCTGGTATTTGATATCTTGTAGTGTATGCATTTACACCAAACCCATAAAATTGATGATCATTTGTAGCATCCTGATACATTACTATTGATCTATTTTGCACTTGATTTCCTAAATACAATTGTCCAAATGTATTACTACTTGCATTAATTAATAATGGACCAGACGTTACACCACTAGAGAACATTGCGGTACCGTTCACATCTAATGTGAAAGATGGAGAAGTAGTACCAATACCTACATTTCCGCTAGTTTTTATAATAAATCTATTTGTAGCAGGGAAATTTGCGACAGAATTGATATCGCCACCAGCTGCAGTAGTTGTATCGAATCTAAATTCAGGAGCTAGCAAACGAATTCTGTCATCGCCTCCATCAGTTCCTTTAAAGAGTAATAATTCATTAATAGGTCCTTCACTTGCTCCAATGTTATATTCTGCAATAAATGTTTGATTAAATTCTCCAGCTGAATCTCCAGCAGTTCCATGGAAAGCAATCATATTAGAGGTAGTATTACCACCTACGTATAAGGTATCGCTGAAACGAGCGGTACCGTTAACATCTAATGTGTAAGATGGAGAAGTAGTGAAGATACCAACACCTGCGGAACCAACACTAAGGACATGTTTATTTCCAGCAGTGTTACTAGCTTGTGAAGTCTGCCACACATAAAAGTCAATAGAGTTACCAGCATCGTTACCAGAATTATAATGTCTAGTTTTGATTGCATGTGAGTAGGCACCTGATATATTTCCTAGAATAAGTTGCGATGTTTGTTGGTTAGCGGCAGTAATGTTGTAAGTATATCCATTACGAACTTGTACAGCAGTTTCGTTAACATCAAATTTACTTTTTGGAGTTGTTGTGTTAATTCCTATATTACCTCCTGTAGTGAATAGAATATTACCAATGGTATTTGAGTTGAAAGTGGCCCTAAGACCTCCGCCAGTGACAAGCAAGGACTGAGTAGTGATGTTAGTTGTGTTAAAATTGGTGACAGCAAATCCTGCTGATGTAATCGAAGTGGCATTTATATTTGTAATTTGTGCACTGGCTGATGTGATGTTGGTTGTGTTAAAATTGGTGATAGCCAATCCAGCTGATGTAATCGAAGTGGCATTTATATTTGTAATTTGTGCACTAGCAGAAGTGATACCGGTAGCAGCGGACAAAGTACCAGAACTAACAACACCGGTTGCGGTAATATTACCGAATCGATCCAAATTAATTGCACTTGTATTAATATGAAAATCACCGAAACGATCAAGATGTGCAGCATAAATGAATGTGCTGTCATCTTGGATAGTACCAAGAACTACTTCAGCACCATTTACGTTTTGAGGACATGCAATTGCGATTTGAGTTGACGTAGGTTTAAAAATACCATATGAACCGATACTACTAAGAGAGCCCGAAGAAATAGTATGAGAACGTTCTGTTATAACTGGTCCAGTGTGAGAAGATTGTTGAATACCAGAGGAATCAGTTGTGAGTAATTTCCCAGTTGTCAAGCCTGTAGAGATAATAGCAGAACCGTCAACATCAAGTTTTGCAGAGGGAGAAGAAGAACTAATACCAACATTTCCTGTGCTTGCTAGATAGACATATCCTCCTGGCCCAGCAAATTGGAGGGAATTATCAAGGTTAGTATGAAGAATTCTTGTTGTGTTGTCATTTTCAGAGAATCCAAAATCAATGTAACAATTACCAACAGTGTCTCCACCTGCATTAAGTTGAATTCCTGCATTAGCGTTGGAGTCAATACCCATATGAATACCGCTATTTAAAGGCGCAACACCCATGGTTCCGGCAACATGAAGTGAAGAACCAGGATTTACAGTGCCGATACCAACATTTCCACCTGTAGTAATAATGCTACCAATAGTATTTGAGGTTCCAATAGCAACCAAAGAATTTGTAATTTGTGCACTAGCAGTTGTCAAGCCTGTAGAGATAATAGCAGAACCGTTAACATCAAGTTTTGCAGAAGGAGAAGTAGTACCAATACCTACGTTACCATTGGTAAATTGTATGCCTTTATTAATTTCAGACATTGCCAAAGTACGGTTTGATGGAAGTGCCATTGTTGTATATATATGTATACAACAAAAAAAATAAAAACAATTAAACTGAAAATAATATAAATTTTAAGAATAGTAATGAAAACAATTGAGATATATGTTGAGGAAAATGACAAAACATATAAATTAGTAGTTGGACAAAACAGAATAGAAAATGACAAAATATTAAGAGAAAGTTCACAAATGGATTTATGGTTTCACTTAGAAAAACAAAGTGGTCCACATATAATTTTAAGGATGGATAAAGAAGAAAGAATACCAAAGAGATATTTAAATTATATTGGAGGATTATTCAGAGAGTATAAAAACAGTTTAGGGAGTAGATATGCGGTAATATATACACAAATGAAGAATGTTAGATTAACAGATGAGCCGGGGTTGGTGATACCTGTAAACTCAAAGATAAAGAAAATTACATTTTAAGAAATAATAATGATAGGCAATATATTAGCATGGATATTTATGTCAATGTCTTCAACAATATGGCTATTTGTTTTTATTCCACAAATAATGGAGATAGTAAAAATAAAATCCGTGAAAGCAATAAGTTTTTATTTAATATTGTGTTGGTTAATAGGTGATGTATTGTCGATAGAAACAGCAATCAATCTTAGCGTAAATTCATTAATTGTATATACAGGATATTTTCAAATAACTTTCGACATATTATTTATTGTTTTATGGTTAAAGTATAAATGTGTAGAAGAACAAGACCACATAGTTAATTTGTTGGAAACATGGATATTTACAGGGACGTTAGGTGGATTGATGATAATGAATGTTTTATTAGATTTTGCAGATGAACGCATATTTGCGTTAATTATATCATGGATATCAGCGACATCATATATAATAGCGAGGATACCGCAGATAATATTAAATAGGAGGAACAAAAGTGTGAATGGACTATCATTATTAAGTTTTATTTTAATTTTGATAGCAAATGTATTTTACTTATTGTCAATAGTAATAAGATTAATAGATGAAGTGAATGGGGAATATATAATAAATAGTTTATCATGGGTGATAGGTACGGGGATATCAATAGTGCTTAATTGTATTATATTATATCAGTTTAGATTATATGGTAATAACAGAATACAGTATGTGGAAATATAAAGATATTTTTTATATAACGTAATATTAAATGAATGTGCCAGAAGACATAATATTGGAAATTATAAAGAAATCTAGTATACGTGAGATAAAAGCATTATGCCAAAGCAGTCCAAAAATATACAAGCTATGCAAACAATATAAAAGTATTATTTATAAGGCCAAATGTAAGGATATTAAAATATTTTTACAAAACAATGAAGATAATATACGAGAATTTGCTAAAAACAACAAATATGCTTTTGATTCGAAATCTCGAAACTTTATTGTTAATCGTCTTACTATTTACGATAAAGTGTGGGTTGATTTAATGTACATGTTATCTAACAAGTTTTATGACGAAGCAGAAGCTTTAATTACATGTACAAAACTCCCGGAACCGTCACCAGGTTTGTTTTTTGAAAAATACATGGAAAATATGCCGGGGAGACTAATGACATTGTTAATGCAAAATTTCCCAGATGTGTTGGATTTGTTTGGGTATGAAAGTAAAGAAGATTTTTTAAGTGACCACCCAATTTATACTTTTAAGAATAAAACTTTAAGAAATATTATAAAAAAAAGTATAAGTTAAGTAGCAAATTCTAGAGTAAATGTGCCATTTTCGATAGTTACGATATTATAATTAATACCAAAAACGTAAATAAAACAATCTTGTGTAGAGTTTACTTTAACAGACAAAACAACATCATTAAATCTGGACATATTCAGAGAGCCGGTGGGTTGATTATCTTCGGGGCGTAAACTAAAGGGCATGCAATAGATGTGTTTTAGGGGGATGACGGAATGAACACAATCGGGGAAAACGGAGCGGTAATAAAATTCTGGCAAGTATTCAAAGCGTTTTTTACCGTCAAGCAATAAAGCGGCTTCGGAAATAATAGGGTCTGAATTAGAGTCGGAATAAACAAAATAATTATTACTGTTAACATTATTTTTTTCTACAAAAGCAAAAAATATTTCTTTAATGGGGTGATTAAATTTCAGAGTGGTGTTATAAATAGATGAAGACCCAGGAATAATTTCATCACCATTAAATTGGGTTTGTTCAATAACGTATGTGTGTTTTTGTGATTGAAATTTATCAAGAATTACATCATCCAAGAAAATGTATTCTGCAAGGAGTGTGGAATCAATGATTGGTGTACTGGAAGGTGCAGTAATACCGTCATAATTAATAAGTTCAGAAAAATCTTTAAGTTTAAAATTTATTTTAATATCTTGATTTGTCATACTAAGAAGTGGAAGAGCCGAGCTATAATTTTTAGTGAACCAAAACTCCAAAGGAATAATAAGGTCTAAAGGTTTTATTGCATTATATAGATTAGCACGATAAACATCGGACTTACCGACCATAAGATTACGGCCATTTTGTTTAGAAGAATTAGAGAATTCATCCCATATATCTAAAAATTGCGGGTAAAGACGATCGACAATGACACCGCCGATTTCAAGTTCGATAGGTTCGGCAAAGATGGCGTAACCAATAGCATTGGTCCAGCAGAGATAATCACCAGATGTTTTAGTGAGTTGAGGAAGTTTAATATGAAGATATAATTTTGAAAGTAAATGGCCTTTACGTGGAATAGGACAAGTACTCTTTTTACCAAATGATGCAACGTCATTGAGTTGTAATTTGAATATGTCAGTTGCAAAGTTAACATAACGGAAATAAGTGTATTTAAATATATTTATTTGTGGGTCTAATGTGAGATATGTATCTTGAATACCCAAGCTTTGTAATTGTAAAAGACTTGGAGACATTATTATTACATTTAATAATGAAATAAAAATACTAAATTTAAACAATATAGTAAAATAATAGTAAAATGACAACGAGATTAGGGAAAAAGAGGCTTGCGAAAGAAATGAAGTTGTACAGTGAAAGTGATTTCAAATTTCCAAACTTGATACTTAAACCATCTGAGAGCACTATGTTGAAGTGGTATTTTCTAGTGCATTCTTTAGTTGATACACCATATGAGAATGGAGAATATTTTGGTAAAATAGTTTTACCAAGTGAATATCCATTAAAAGCTCCTGATTTTTATTTCATAACACCAAATGGGAGATTTGCAACAAATACTAAAATTTGTACAACATTTTCAGGATTTCATCAAGAAACATATACAAGTACATGGAATATATTGACAATGATGGAGGGAATGATTTCGTTTATGACGGACATTAGTCCGGAAAATGGAATCGGATCTATAACAACAACGGATGAAGAAAAGCAACGATATGCTCAACAATCGAGTAATTGGAATGCAGAAAACGAAGAGTTTAGAACAATTTTTGGAAATACTAATAATCTAGAATAATACTACTTGTAGTCGGATTACTAGTATAGCTATAATATATTTGATCAATAGGTCGTAAACCAAGATTAGGAAGAAGTAATTTTTCTTCAAGTTCTATTTTAAATTTATCAGTCCATGGAAACAGAATGTTGTTAGAATACCCTGATCCAAGATAAAAAGGTCTAGTAATGGATTCGGAAGATTCGTGAGATTCGTGAGATTCGGAAGATTCGTGAGATTCGGAAGATTCGGAAGATTCGGAATCAGATTCTATAAGGCAAGTTTGAGTTTCTACGGAGACAGAGTTAGGGATAAAATGAATGGGGATAGCAGATACGACGTAGAGGACTTCATGAATATGTTGAGTGGAGTTCCAAATATAACCATAATTAACAATTTTGTCAACTTTTATAATCTCAGCATAAAGGGCATGTACGTTTACGATAATATTAATATTAAGTTCTTTAAGTTTAAGTTGAGAAGAAACGTCATGAAGGGATTTTTCGAGTAAATCAGAAGGAACAGGGGTAGTGTTCCAGATATATTCTTTATTTTTCAAAACTTCTTTAACAAGAAGAAAGTAGTAGTTCATAATTTATTTAGTATTAATGTATTAAAATAAATTTGTAGAATATACAAGGCTATGTTAAAAAAAATGAAAACATATTAAACAAATTAAAATTTCAAGGAACAAACATGACGAGTTTTAGGAAATATTTACTGCAATTTGTGAAAGACACTGATAAGCATCAGACTCATTTATCATTTAATAGAGGGAAGTACAATGTACCAAATGAGGAGTATGATGTATTTTATAAAAAGTATTATGAAGCTCTTGTAAATGGAGAAGAAGATTTATTTTTAATTGAAAAGGTGCATAATTCAAAATTTAGATTTTTTATGGATTTAGAATTGAAGCAACAAGCACTAAGTGACGAAGATGTCGAGTATATTTTAGAGGGTATAAAGCAAGCAATAAAGGAGATATTCAAAGAAGGAGTTGAATTAGACAGTTATATAATTTCGAAGAGAGAGACAAGATATCATGTAAATTTTTATGATTTAGTTGTTGATAGTGGAACAGCAAAAGAGGTAGTAAACGTTGCAAAAACAAAAATTCCAGGGAGATTACAGGATGCTATAGATGTATCAGTGTATAGAACTGGGTTAAGACTTTTAGGTTCGAAGAAGGGGAAAAAGAATTCAGACAGTGTGTACAAGTTGTATGATATAGAGGGAGAAAAGTATATGGAAATGTCGTATGAGAATTTTAAAAAAACTATTGTGAGAGTAAAAGACGAAGTTGAGAAATCAGAGGTAAAAGAAAATTTCAAGGAAAAATGCAGAGAAGTAAGACAGCAAATGCAAGTGCCTGTGAGAGGGATTGAGAACAGTGAGATTGTGGAACAAATTTCAAAATTCATTGAGGCGATGAAAGGCATGAATCCAGTGTTAGAAGATTTTGACATGGGTATTGAGAGAATATATGCAACACAGAACAAAATGGGATTTTTTTGTTATTACGTGTCAATTAAGAATAAAAAGTGTCCTTTCAAGGAAAGAGAGCATAAAAGAGACTCGTATCCAATTTATATTGAGATAAATATGACAGGGATGTATGTAAAATGTTATGATCAAGATTGTTTACGAAGGTGTTATCCAGAAGAAGGATTAAAATTACCAAGTAATTTTGAGAACGATTATCCTCAATTATATTTGAGTATGTGTACAAGATATTGGAAGACGGAATTGACAATTACGGACGAGATAAAAAGATATTTAGAGGACAGTTTAAAGGGGTCACATTATCAGATTGCAAAAGCAGCGTTTCAGATTTATTTGAATAGATTTAGAATAGATGATGTGAAAAATGTAACGTGGTATGAGTTTGATGGTGTGAGATGGAACAAAAGTCATGCGATGAATATATTAATATCAGAGGAACTACCAAAGTATTACAAGGGAATAAAGATTAGTGATACGAGTTGTACAAAAGAAGATTTGAAAGATTTTTTATTAAATGATGGTAGAATGGATGGAAATGTGAGAAACCAATTTGTGGATGGTATTATATCAAAGTTAGAGAATGTGAATTTCAAAAACAATGTATTAAATCAATTAGCGTATTTATACAAGACACATGATTCTGAGTTTTATAATAATTTGGATTCAAATCCTTATTTATTGGGATTTAAGAATGGAGTGTATGATTTTAAGCAAAATACATTTAGAAAAGGTCAGCAAGTAGATTACATAACATTCTCAACTGGATATGATTATATAGAATATGATGAGGATAGTAATCAGGTGCAAGAAATTTACGAATTTTTGGGCAAGATTATTCCAAATGATAGAGTGAGAGAGTATATGTTAAAAGTGCTTGGAAAGGCATTGGTGGGTATACCAGAGGAGAAATTTTATATTTGGACAGGAATTTCAGGAGCAAATGGGAAGTCGACGTTGGTTAATTTTTTAGAATATACAATGGGAGATTATGCGACATCTGTAGATGTATCTTTACTAACAAACAAAAGAGCGAATGCAAGCAATGCTTCACCGGATGTAGTGAGACTAAGAGGAAAAAGATTATTTACATTTCAAGAGCCAGAGCATGACGACAAGCTACGTACGGGTATTTTAAAACAGTTTACAGGAGGTGATACAATTGTGGCGCGGGAACTTTTCAAGGCACCTGTTACATTCAAATTGCAAGGGACAATGTTAATGTGTTGCAATGATCTACCAGTGGTTGCTAGTTATGATGGTGGGACATGGAGGAGAATCAGAGTTGTGGAATTTAAGAGCAGATTTTGTGATAATCCTATAAAAGACAATGAATATAAAATTGATCCTACAATCAAGTACAAAATCAAAGAATGGCGGCCATATTTTATGAGCATTCTTATTCATTGGTACAATAGATATCTTTATGAAGGCATGGACGAGCCGGATGAAGTGAAAAAGGCAACAACAAAGTACAAGGTGGATAACGACAAGTTCAACGAATTTTTCGATCAATGTTTGGAGGAATCGAGTACATTTGAGTCATTCAAAAACATATACAGCAATTTCCAGAGTTGGTGGAGTTCAAATTATTCATCTACAAAAGTACCGGAGCACAAAGAGTTAAAACGTGCAATGAAGATCAAGTATGGAAATGAAAAGGAAAAAGTAGTAAATGGTGTAGTTCAGTATGGGTTTAATGTGAAAGTGCACATTGAAGATTTTGAAGATATAGACTCTGGTTGTGGATATTAAAATAATAGTTACAAAAACAAAGAGGATTTGATGTAAATTAGTATTATAAAAATAAATAATACTAATAACAAGTATTAATCATTAGTATGTCATTAGTATTATTGAAGGTAAAGGAAAAAAAGGAATTTGAGTGGATACCATTAGATGAGAAATGGCAACGTAAATTGTTAAGTCAATCATTTATGCAGAAAGATTGTAAAGGAGATGGAAATTGCCAATTTAGGTCGATTGAGACGGCATTAACGGATGCGGGATACAAGACAACGCATAGTAGATTGAGAAGATTAATTGCCAAATACATAAACAAAATACCGGACAAAGAGTTTCATGAGATAATACAGAACTATATAATAGAAAAAGAGAGTGGAGAGTTTAGGGGAGGATGGGATCCGATGGAAGTGAAGAACAAAAAACAGTTTATTAGAGTAATTAAGCAGACTGGATTTTATTTTGAGGGAGACAATATAACGTTAGCGTTATTATCAAAAGCAATAAATGTAGATTTTGTAATATTAGATGATGATTATAATGTGACGGATCTTAGTAATCCAGACGAATTAAATCCCAAAGTAATTATTTTATATTATGTAAAATCTGGTCATTATAAAACAATAGGAATAAAAAACAAGAATGGAAATGTGAAGACAATGTTTAAGAGAGAAAAGTTACCGAAAGAGTTAGATACAATTATAGATAGATATAATTTTTTTGTAGAGCATGTAAAAACAGCAATAACAACAATGCCGAAGGCAACATTAAATAAAATTTTAAAGGAAGTACAAAAGCAATTGCAGGTAGATTTATCAAAGGAAGACAAAAAATTAATCATGACAATATTAAAACAGATATTTGACATAACAAAGTCTTAATATTTTTTTGCTATAATAATATATATTATAATGATTGAGTTGGTTATATTAGGAGTAATTGCTTACGCAACATTTATGTTAGCAAAGGATGTAATGTATATTGGTGTGATATTAGTTGGTGCGTATCTATTATTTATGAGACAAAAGAAGGAATCACTAGAAAATACAAAAGAATGTTCACAAAATGCAATAAATAAGGGACATTTAGATTATACATTTTCAACACCCAAGTTTGTAAGATAATAAACTGAATTATAGAGTGAGTATGTAGAAAAAGTAATATGGCATCAAGAAAGGATTTTGAAATTTTTCTGTATAAAAACAAGTTAAATGATGTGACATTAATGGAAGTATTAGAAAAGTTAACAACAAAAACAATAGAAATGTTACAAAAAGATTTAAATACACATGTAAGCTTGCGAGACGAAGACGAAAATATTTTTGTATTTACAGACGGAAATTGCAAGAACAATGGTAAAGCGAAAAGCAGAGGAGGATATGGAGTATATTTTACAAACAATCAGGATTCGGTTTTTTATGAATTAAATACGGCAAGGTTGGTAATAAAAGACCCAACGAATCAAAAAGCTGAATTAATGGCGATTGAGAAGTTATTTGAAATAATGAATGACAAGAAAGAACTTTTTGGGAGAGAAAAAAGTGTGATTGTTTGTACGGACAGTATGTATTCGATAAATTGTATAGAAAAGTGGTCAAAGAACTGGCTGAGAAATAACTGGAAGACAGCAAAGGGAGAAGATGTAAAAAATGCGGAAATAATAAAGAACATATTAGAGTTGAAGAGCAAGCTTACATGTGTATGTAAAATAAATTTTAGACATATCAGGTCACATATGTCACCTCCAGCGAACAAAGAAACATTAGAGTACATGTTATGGGAAGGAAATTTTAATGTAGATAGAATGATAAATGAATTATTAAACGATTAGTATTTAAAAATAACAACAACGAAAGAATAATACAAATGGAAGATTACGAGTTTATAAATATAGTAGGTTATGGTTATGTAGGATCAGCCGTGGGACATTTATGTAAGAGAAACAAAGTTCCATATTGTGTGATGGATGCAAATAAGGAAACAGTAGAAAAAGAAACAATGAAAGTAAATGGATTTACGGAAGTAGAAAAGTTAGTTGCAAATTCGGAAAAGCACAATAACAAAAATGTTTATTTTATAGCTGTTCCAACACCAAGTTCAATAAGTGGAGAGTGCAACGTAAGTATAGTTGATTCAGTTATATGTGATATTGCAAGAGTTCATACAAAGGAAACATATATATTAATTAAATCAACATTAAAGCCAGGAACATGTAAGCAGTTGCAAGAAAAGTATGGAACAGAAAATTTGAGTATTACATATTGTCCAGAGTTTTTAAAAGAGAAAACATTTGAAGAAGATATGTATAATGCAAATTTTGTATTATTAGGCAGTGCCCAAAGCAGTACCCAAAGCATTGGCACCGGGACTGGAAATTTAATGGCGGAGAAGGTAATGAGAAATGTGTATGCGCACAATAAGGAGATAAAGGTGGTGTGTAAATCGTATGAGGAATGCGAGTTATTCAAGTATACAATTAATGTGTATTTAGCGGTGAAAGTATGGTATTTTAACGAGGTTAACGTATTATGTGAGAATTATTCAGTGAATTACAATAGTTTGAAGGAATTATTTGATTTGGAGCCAAGGTTGGGGGATACACATTTAGATGTACCAGGGCATGATGGGAATTATGGATTTGGAGGAAAATGTCTACCAAAAGAAACAAGAGGAATGCATTATTTACAAAAGACATTAGGTATTGACAACGAAGTACTTGGACATATATTAAAGAGAAATGATGTATTTAGAAATAATCAGTAAGTTTAAAACAAATTAATAATTCAAATAATATTAATAGTTGAATTATGAATATTGATTCGTATGGATACAAGAATGGAGTGTTTATAATAAAATTAACACAAGCGATTGAAAGTATAAAATTTGAAAAGTTTGAAAAGGCAAAAGGTCAGACAACATCATTAGAGTGGGAGGAAGTGCAATATAACTATAACAAAGCAAGAAGAGAAATAATTATAAATACGTTGCATAATTGTGAGTTTATTGTAATATGTATAAAAGAGTTAAACAAAGAATCATGTAGGATTTGTCATATTTTACATGCAATAGTGGAGCAAGAGAGAATGTTCACGAAAATTGATTTAAAAAATGAAAACATATCAGCAAGAATATGTAGAAAATGGAAAACATAATAACCAAGATAAAAAAGTTACCAATGACAATTGAGAGCGCATATAGCGAAGAATTGTCAGAATTAGCAGGATATTTATTGATTGATTTTGATATTAAATTTAGAAACACAGAGGAAAAAGTGAACAAAGATATGTTGGTAAAATACATAAAGAATTGTGTAGGTATAAGAGAAAGCGTTTGTGCAGCTGTAACAAGAGCAGGAACAAGATGTACAAGTAAAGCAAATCAAGGTTCAAAGTATTGCAAGAGACATGTGAATAAAGAGTTATTTGATATACCGGAACGCGATTTTGCGTCAGAAAAAAAAGAAAATGTAAAAATAGATTTTTGTGTAACAAAAGTTGAGGGGAAAAGTGGAGAAATGAAAAAGCAATTCATAGAAGATACGTTTTATTACATAGATAAAAAGTATATATATAATATGGAAACAATGGAGAAGGAAGGATACATAAAGGATGAAGAATATGTGTTAACTAGAGATCCGTTTATTTTGAATTGTGAGTAAGAGCAAATCTTGAAAGTTTTTCATATATTCTGTTTTATTACATACATAACCGTTTAAAAAATGTTTACGTGTGTTTAGTTTTAAGTTTGACCAGAATGTAGTGTCTCTAGAAGCCAAATCATTAATTTTATCATGAATTTCTTCAATAGAATTAACTGCATAATAATCCAAATTGGAATTTTTAAGAATACTTACGGTAACATTTTGTGGATGAAAGTAGAAAGTGGAATCATAGATGGAAAAAACAGGAACGCCCATATAGAGTGCTTCGCAGCTGGTTGTTGTACCGGAGTAAGGAAAGGTGTCAATAGCTAAATCAACTTTATTATATTCGAGTAAGTGGTTTTCATGAGAGATTGTACAATCAAGGACATTAATACGTGTACGGACATTTTCATCAAATTTATTAATAAACTTGTCTTTTATGTGTTTATTCAGAAGTGCTTTGGTTTTAAAAACAAAACGTATAGAAGAGTGTTTAACAAGAATGTCATTGTATATTTTAACAACAGAGTCTGTGATTTTATTAACGCGGTTAAAACAACCAATTGTAATATAACCGTTTTTGAGAAAGGGGGCATCAGACAAAGTGGGATGAGAATGGGTATAAGTGCTATTACGTTTTTTAATTACGACAGGATCATAACACAAAAAACAATTTTTAAGGTATAAGAGTTTCTCAGTATAAAAAGGTTGAGACACGTCATCTTTGTCACAATATCCATCAGTAATTCTGTAATCCATTTCGGTGAGTCCTGTTGAGTAAGGATAACCGATGTAAGTGATTTGAACAGGACAAGGTTTTAGAGCAAAAACATCTAGACGATTAAAAGCAGTGTGGCCGGCCAAATCAAATAGAATATGAATTTTATCATTATAAATTAAAGAAGCAGCTTGTTCAGCGGACATATTCTTAATAATTTTAAATTGTAAATTGGAGTTAAACAAAGATGTGTCTATAATACATTCGGAATAACAAGTGACGGTAAATTTTGTGTGGTCAAAGTTTTTAAGAAAAGTGCTGACAAAAAAGCTAACGGGGTGATCAATAAAGTCTCCAGAAATGATGCCAATGTTAATTTTGGGTGTAGAAAAATAGTCTGAAGAGTGTTTGAACTTACCATTACCTTTAGTATACAATTTGTTAACGAGTTTGTGTTGATTGAGTATATATTGTTTATCTTCGAGTTGATCAAAAAGATAACTCAAGTTCATGATTTTATTTTGAAAGGGCAAAGCAAATTGTGGAGAGATTTGTAGAGATTTATTATAACATTCTATAGCTGTGCTGTTGTCTCCGTTGTAAGCGTGCATATGGCCGAAATTGAGATATAATTCAGACAGAAAAAAGGTTGGGTCAGGAGAAATGAATGATTTATTATAATGTTGAATGGCTTTTTTATAAGCAATTTCTGCAAGATCTGTTCTTCTCATTTCAGTGTAGACAACACCAAGTTGATTTTGAATGTCAGGATCTAGAGAGTTAATTTTTTCAGCTTTAAGCAAATAATGAAGTGCTTCAGGCCATTGTTTTATGGCTCGATAAATAGAGGAGATTCCGTTATAATTATTAAGTTGTAATTTACGTATTTCATCAGAATCAGATTGTTTTTGTAGCAATAATAGTTCACAAAGTGAAAGACTAATTTTGTAATGAACAACGGAAAGTTCAATTTTGTTCATTTTTTGAAAGAGGAATCCCATATTATAGTGGATAGTTTCATTGTTTGGTGCATACAAGAGGGCTTGTTGGAGTATATTTATACATTTACTGAGGTCGTTTTGAACATAAAAGCAAATGGTGGTATAGACACTTGTTATTTGTTTAATGGCTAATTCATCTTCAAAGTTAATCCGCAACATCATAACAAAAGCATGTAAAGCTTTTTGGAACAAACTGTCTTCATATCTTGGCAAATTAATGCGTTCTAGGTCTTTATGGAAAGACAATGAAGTTTCAGCAATAGATTTATAAAGAGTTCCAAGATTAAAAAAGCTTTCGAGGTAGTCCTTGCGTGGTAAAATGGGCTTACTGTCTAATAGTAAGTAATCAGTCACTTCGATATAGTTAAGAATTTTTTCATATTCTTTAATAGCCATCATTCTGAATTTTTGTGTTTCAGGAGTAGAATTACAATCTATAGACTTGGAGATGAATAATTGGGCTTGTTTAAACGTGGATTTGTAATTCTGTAAAACAGATTCTTTTTGCATAATCGTGATATTTTAAAATTATTTAAAATTTTAAGCTTAAACAAAAAAGTTGAAAAAGGGTTGTAAAGCATAAAAAATAAATATGTTGGAGGTGAAACAATTTGAAACGTTATATGGAAGGGACAAATTAGGTAAATTAAAGCAATGGGATATACAAGTGGAAAGATATAATGATTATTCTGTTGTGTATATAAAATATGGGTTTGTAGACGGTAAAAAAACAGAATTTAGGGTTAAAATGGAAACAGGGAAAAACATTGGTAAGAAAAACGAAACAACACACTTTGAGCAAGCAATATTAGATGCACAATCGAAGTGGACAAAGAAAAAAGAAATTGACGGTTATATGGAATCAAAGATGGAGCAACAAACAAAATTGAAATTACCAATGTTAGCTCAAGATTTCAAAAAGCAAGAGAAAAGTGTGAGGTATCCTGTTTTTGTACAACCAAAACTAGATGGGTATAGAATGATATATGACACGGATGAAAGAAAATGTTACACAAGAACAGGAAAAGAGTATGGGTCAGGATTGTACAAAACACGATTGTTTGAAGAATTGAAGTTATTAAGTGATAGCAAAATTGTACTAGATGGAGAACTTTATATTCATGACCGTGAGTTTAATTTTGAACAGTATGGTGTATTACGTAAGCAAAAGATAACGTCATTGGAGGATAAAAAAAGAATAGAGAAGATAGAATATCACGTATATGATATAATTGACGAGACAAAAATGTTTAAAGAAAGATATGAAACATTAGAGAAATTATTAGATAATCCATTTTTGAAGATAAAGAGAGTTATGACGTATGAATGCAAGGATAGGAGAGAGTTGGATGAATATCATGAGAGATTTTTGAGGGAAGGGTATGAAGGAACGATGATAAGGAATAAGAATGGAAAGTATATATGCAAATATAGATCTGCGGATTTATTAAAATACAAGGACTTTGACGATAGTGAATTTAAGATTGTAGATTATACATATGAAGCGGATACGACAGGAAAGGATAAAAATTTGATTGTATGGATTTGTGAGACAGAAAATGGATCAAAGTTCAAGGTTCAAAGCAAAGGAACGAGAGAAGAAAGAAAGGAATTATACGAAAATGCAAAACAATATATTGGAAAATTTTTATGGGTACAACATTGTGGTAGTACAATGGATGGTATTCCGAGATTTCCAAAAACATATAGAAATGGGAAAGAGTCGATAAGAGAAATAGTGTAGTCCCAGTGTGTTTTGAATTATTAAAAAATTTGTTTGTGATAAGGTAGTATTATTACAAATGAGTAATTTATTTAGTAGCAAGCCATTGGCAAAGCCTTTGAAGGGTGGTTCAGTGTCATCAAACTTTGGTGTTTTCGACACGGTGAGTGCAAATACATTAATTTTGGAGTCTGTGAATATAGCAGGTGTGTTTGAGGACGGAGTATTGTTAAATGTGACGATGCAAGATTCGGAGTTGATTAATACGATTATTGGTGTTGGAGGACCAAATGCGGCTTATTTTACAACATTACAGACATATAGAGATGTAACGCATTTAAGTAATATACCGGGGACGAGTTTAACGTGGGACGCGGACACGGGACAATTGTATATAAGTTCTACAAGTGGTTCATTCAAGGTGGATGGATGTTCATTTTTAGGAAACATAGAAATATGTAGGAACGATATAAGAGCGAGTAATTTGAATGGAGATATCAACATTATACCAAATGGATTAGGAACGATATATTTGACGGGGGCGATAAATAATTTTAGTTCGACTGGAAGTTTTTTATCAGTATTACCAGAAGGACAAGTGAAATTTTTAGCAGGAAATGATATTGTGTTACATTCAAGCTATGGATCTATGCTTATGACATCATATAATGATCAAACTTTAACAACAGTAAATGGAGATTTGTCATTAAATGTTGACACAGGAATAACAAGAGGTAGTGTATCTAGCATTACATTTACAACAGGAAACATAAATATTAGTACACTACCATCTAGGCATAATTTGCAAGTAGGAGATGTGGTATATTTTACGAGTGGTTCTCTAAATGAAGGTTATACGGTGGGAAGTGTACTAAGTCCTACGCAGTTTCGACTAACGAGTACAACAGCGAGTGTGGGAATTTCGACGGGAGGTTCATTTATAAAGTCACCATCAAACAGTATTATACTGAATTCGAAAGAGTATGTGAAGGTGCCGGAGAACACAAAAGTGGCATTGGGAAGCACATGTAATAGTGTTTATGGGAACACAACAGGATTAATTTTGAAGACATGTGAGGATATTATATTTGACATGGGAGAAGATCAAGTGGCGAGAATTCCGCAGAGTACAAAACTGCAATTTGGTACATCAGGTAGCAATTATATAAATCACGATGGGACGTCATTGAATATACAGAGTGCAGATATTGTGGAAATACAGGGGAATACAACAGAGATAAATTCTAAAAATACAAAAATTTTTGATCCAATATTAACGATAGCAAACCAGGCAGGGGGAATATCAAGTACTGATGTAAGAGACAGGGGAGTGGAGTTTTATTATTATGATGATATAGCAAACACAACAAAGCTTGGATGGTTTGGGTATAAGAAATCTACGGGGAAATTTACATTTATTACAAATGCTACAAATGTTGACGAGGTAATAAGTGGCAATATAGGAAGTTTAGAATTGACAAATTTGAATTTGGACAATATTACATTATCAACAGGAGGAACAATTAATGCGGCATGTGGAAGACTAATAAATGTTAGTTTAATAACAGGATGTTCGAACAATGTTACGATAGCTGGTTCTTCAAATGTAACGGTAACAGCTACAAACAGAATAAGTTTAGCTGCTAATGTGGACATATTAGTACCAAAGAATATTCCAGTTAAATTTGGTACATCAGGGTCATATATTATTGGAGGGGACAATTTGGAGATGTATGCGAATACAAATATGATATTGCAGACAATGAGTAAGGGATCAATTATTATTCCTATTGAGACATACATATCATTTGATGGAAGTACAGTGGGTTCGCAGAGGGTGTATTCAACAACAGAAGGAGACTTAGTTATTTCAGTAGGGAACAAAGATGTCATAATGAATGCATCAAACGTAAAATTGCCAGAGTTAACAAAGGTACATTTTGGAAGTTCAAGTGAAAATGTGAGTGGAAGTACGAATGGGATTTTTTTGATTGCGGGGTCGGATAAGAGTACGTTGGGATTGACAAGTAATTCAAATGCGAATATAATGTCATCGTATGGAAACATTGTGTTAGAAACAAGAATTGGAGACATAAATTTATATAGTACACAAGGGAATGTGAGAATATTGCAGGGTAGGCAGTTGATATTGGGAGCAACGGGTGAAGCAAATAGTGTGAGTGTATCACAAGGAGCATTATTGATTAAAGGTGCAACGACAAACGATATGAAAATTAGTAACATAACAAACTTAGATATCTTGGCTACATCGAGTGTAAATATTCCAACGGACACGAAATTGAGGGTAGGGAGTTCGGGAAAGCAAGTAGTATTTACAAACTCGTCAAATGGAATGTATATAACAAATGAAAGTTCTATGGGTTCGATCAATATATTGACAACACAAGGAAGTATTAACGTGGTAGCGGATACAATGGCAGTAACATCTGGGACATTATTAATTGAAGGTACTAGAACGCAAATAAACTCGCAAGATGTACGGATAAAGGACCCGATAGTGACAATAGGAGATTACAATTTAGCAAGTACAGATGCAAAGGACAGGGGGTTAGAGTACAGATATTATTCAAGTACAATGAAATTGGGATGGTTAGGAAGAAAAGATAGTACAGGAAGGTTAACGTTTTTTTCGGATGCAATTAACACAAACGAGGTAGTATCTGGTACAAAGGGAGACATGGAAGTGTCAAGTATGTATCTTAACAACAGTTTATATTTTACGAGTGGAGGAAATATTGATTTGAGTTGTGGTACAATATCAAATGTAAATACTATTTTAGGATGTACAGGAGTGGTGAATATAAATGCTACATCAGGAGTAAATGTAAATGCAGCAAGAATTAATTTGAATGCAACCAGTGCAGTTCAGGTTCCATACAATGTTCCAATTTCATTTGGAGCGACGACAAATAGAATAGCGAGTGATTCAGCTGGGAATTTGACAATAGCTTCAGGAAAGGTAATTATTGATGCAGATATCCAGATAAATGGAAGTAGCACAACTATATATAGTACGGTGACGAACATACAGGATCCGATATTATCGATTGGGGGAGTGGTAGGACCAATAACAAATGATGGGAAAGACCGAGGATTAGAAGTGAAATGGAATAATGGCAGTGAGAGCAAAACTGGGTTTTTTGGATATAAACAGAATATAGGGAGATTTGTATTCATAAGGGATGGAATAAATACAAACGAGGTATTTTCTGGTGAATATGGAGATGTGGAGTTTGGAAATGGATATTTTAAAAATTTAGCATTAACAAATGGAAGTATATCTGGGGTACAAGAGATATCTGGGGGTGAGATAGTAATCAGAACCACTAATGGTAATGTTTCATTGACACCGACAAAGGGGAGCAATGTATTATTACCATATGATAGCAAATTAGCATTTGGAAGCACAGAAAATAGTATAAGTAGTGACACTGGTGGAAATATAATGTTTACATCAAAGGATGACATGACATTAGTATCTTATACGGGAAGTGTGAATATAAGTACTTCAGATGCAGTAAGAATACAAAACGATGTTCCGTTATATTTTGGACAAGACAACAATACATATATAAAATCTGAGACAAGTGGTACATTAAATATTGTAAATAGCACAGGCAACATAAATTTAACACCGCAATATTCAACAGGAAGTGTGTTCATACCAGAGTATAATTCTATCGCGTTTGGATCAACAAGAAATAGTATTTATGGTACGGGCGACGAATTAGTATTGAATGGATATAGGGGGGTGAGTATAACATCATCGACTGTAAATATAGCAGGAGATTTTAACATTAATGGGACATTGACTGCGGGAAGAACAGAGTTTGATTTGAACAAATACATATTACCATTGGGAACGTATCAATTACTGGATATATCTTTAATAGAGAATGCAACGGTTGGATCAGGAAATATATCAATCAAAACTGTACAAGAAGGGTATTTGACAGTAGGAGACACTGTAAATATAAGGGGAAGTGGCAGTGTGCCGAGTGTAGATGGGGATTATTTGGTATCAGCAATAAGAGATTCACTGACATTTAATATATCGGCTCCAGGCAAAATAATAACACAGAATGGCACGGCGGGTACAGCAAAGACGAATTTAACAAGGGATCAAAACAAAGATGTTGGTATTCAAGTAAATTATTGGTCGACAACGGGAACGACGAATGTGACGGCAGGTGCATTGGGGTATAAAACAGGATTTTTTGGATTCAAAGAAAATACAGAAAGATGGTCGTTTTATACGAATGCAACAATAGAAAACAATGTAGTTAGTGGAAATTTAGGTGACATAGAGGTAAACAAGGTAAATACAGAGAAAATGAGTGGGTTTGTACTAGAAGGTGGAGTATCAGCTGGATCAAATTCTGTGAGAGGGAGCAATTTTGCAATTGGTGGTGGAACAATCAATGGGACACCCATAGGGGGAGTAGTGGCATCAACGGGTAGATTTACGACATTAAGCAATACAGTTCAAGCAGAATTCAATGATGTGAAACTACAAAGCACGTTAGCATATTCATTTGAGAGATATGAAATGAGTTCAGCAATTTTACCGAACAATTCTCCAAGTCCAGCTGTAATAGTTTCATTATTTTCAGTTGCAGGGGCAAGTTTTAATTGTTCTGGGACGATGCCGACGGTGGGAGTGGCGGATGGTACGTTTAAAGTATTAGTATGTAGTGCTATGGGAAATGGATGTACGTATACAGTGCATTTTGGAGAAACAAAATTAATAACACCAAATCCGTTAAATTCAGCAAGTGTTCCAACAAAATTAGTATTTAAGAGAAGATCACAGAGTGCACAATTAATGTATGACAATGTACAAAAAGCATGGATATTGTTAACATCAGGGGCTTACGTAATATAAAAAACAAAATTATTTGCGTAATAATAAATGCAACCGAGTATTTTTAATTATGTTGTAAACGAAAAAGTGAAACAAAAGGTACAGCCAGTAGGATTAGAGCCAAAGGCGTATCAATTAACGTATATTAACATTAATCAAAAAGATATAAATATAGAAAGTGACATAAAGGGGTTAACACAAAAATTGTCTAAATGTATTAAAAAATGAAAAAAAGATGAGTTCAATCTAATGTAAGATGAATGAGTGTGCTATATGTTTAGACAATATTACAAGCATGAATGTGGGTGTAAAATTACCATGTAAGCATTATTATCATTGTGATTGTATTATCAAATACATATGTTATTCTGTTAGAAAAGTTAGCGATAGCAATCTAAATTACATATTATCGAAATGCCAATGTCCTACGTGTAGGAGGTGTATAGGAACAAAGAATATTCAAGAATTAATTGAAGTAACAAGGGAACATATGAAAAAGGAAAAAAGGAGATATTATATAGAATTAAAGAAAAGACAAATAAAGTACATGTTTACAAAAACATGTAAAAGAAATAAAAACGTTGTGATAGAAAACAAGGAAAATGTGGAATTCATGAAATGTGTGTATGATGTAGTGCATAATAAATTCAGGAGGGTAAATGAATTATATAAATTGTTACACTTATAAATTATTCGCTTTATATAATATTTTAAATTACATAAAGTAAATAAAAGTGTAAATTATGTCTGTTGATATACTTACCTTTTATAGATTTTTACAAATTAGTAAAGAAAAAGAGAATGTGAAATTATTTAGAGAAATGTTTAGTGTGGAAATAGAAAGGTTGCCGGAGAAGGTGATGTCATCTCGTGCTTTAAGTAAATATTTTGAGTTAGACAATATATATAAGAGAAAATTGTTTAACGCTGTTTTTATGATGTATTTTAAGGAGAAATTAAAAGATTAGTGATTAGATTGTTTACAGCAGTTGTAATTTGATGCAAAGCATGACAAATTCACGTGTGTTGGGAGTGGTAAATTTTTTAGCGACTTCATCAACCATTTAGGAGGCATTTGTGTTTCGGACAAGTACATATAAGGATGTGTAAATTCGCATAGATGATTGGCTGCAGCTAAACAAGAATCTTGGTGGGAATTTGTTTTAGGGAGACGAGAATATTCTTCATGGAGTGCTTTCAATTGAATGGCATTATTAATTTTGTCATCGCAAGATCCTCGGAAGGGGCCAGTTTTTGGTGCTTTAGATTTAAAGTTTTCATTGAGATTGCTAAGAAAAGTTAGATAACGTTGTTCTTTAAGATTTTCCAAATGTTCTGTTGTATTAGTAAATGCAAAAAAGACAAAGATAATTAGGATTACAAATGCGTATTTAATCATTAATTTAAAGACAGAAAATAACTTTACGTAATAACAATATGGAAGTTGGATATTTGAAGGTATATATAGGGTGTATGTTTTCAGGGAAAACAACGGCATTATTAAACGAGATATCAAAATACAATATAGTGACAGAAAAAATTTTAGTTGTCAATCATACGTTAGATGCAATACGAAATCAAGGAACATGTTCAATTGTATCGCACAATGGGGGAAAACATCTTTCGGTTATGGTATCAAGATTGAAAGATATTCTTAGATTAGAGGAGTACAAGACAGCAGAAATTGTTATAATAGACGAGGGACAATTTTATGAAGATATATATGAGGTAATAAAAGACGAGTTAAGAAAGGGAGGGAGAAAATTTATTGTAGGTGGATTATCTGGAGATTTTAATATGAGGCCAATAGGACAAATGATAAATTTAGTTCCGATAGCGGATGAGATAGTAAAATTGGAAGCTTATTGTGTATATTGTAAAAATGGAAACAAGGCTTCATTTACAAAAAGAATAACAGAGGATGTAGAGACAATTGTAATAGGAAGAGAGGATATATATATACCTGTATGTAGAGAGCATTTTTATAATTAAATTTATAAAAAATTGAAACTTTCTAGACATATGCATTATAGATATGAATATCCTGAATCTAAAGGTTTATATTCGCGTATTTATACTCAATATATTAATAAATGTACTTAAGCACATTGATGTTGATATTGACGGCAATTACATATTTTAGTTTCTTTTTCTGATATTTATTATTTAATATATAATAATATAGATATAGATGCAAAAAACAGTATTAGTTGTTTTATTAATAACTACAACGATATTAATATTGTATTTTATTAATTTCAATCTTAATACTCAAAAAACCACGGATAATATAAATGCTGAATCAGAAAACTTTAAATTTTCAGAATCCAAATTATATAATAATTATTTTAAGACAGAAGATTATCCAAAACTACATAAATTACAGTCTTATTGGAAAATTTTTGCCAACGAATGTAAGAACATTAATGGTATTAGTGATTTAAAACGCTCTCAAGAAGCATGGGTACATAATAACAATAATACTAAAAACTTCTTTGAACAACTGAAAGACAATTCCAAATGGATTGTTGCATGGGACACTACTGGTAATTGGTGGAACTATCCTATTATATTAAATGATATGATTGTTCCTGGTAGAACTGCTGAATTATGTCCTATTACTTGTAAAATATTGCAAAATATTAAAGGTATTAAAGTTGCAGGATTTTCTAGACTAAATTCCAAATGTGATATTCAACCACATGTAGATTCACATGGATCTCCTAAATGTTTAACATATCATCTCGGGTTACAGGGCAAAGGTTTTTTGAGTGCCTATGGTCATGAAAATCCTCTAGTTCAAGAACCAGGTAAATGTTTTATTATTGACACAGAGCTACCTCATAGTGTTACCAATGAAGAAAATACAGATCGTATTATATTATATATTTTATTCTATGCTCAAGAAGCTCAAAAGAATAGATGTCTTTAAACACATATGATGTAAATCAATTTGGATAAATTTAGATGAAAGCATTGCGTTTTCTCAACATTGCTTACGTTTGTCTCAGGATATATATGTACCTGTATGTAGAGAGCATTTTTATAATTAAATTTATAAAAAATTGAATATGGAATGTGAAGTAATGTAAATAAAATGACGAGTAAAGAGATTTTGTTATTAGGAAATTTGGTATTTAGCATTGGGGGTATAGTAGGAAACTCAATTTGGGCTGCTTCAGATAATATATACACGTTAACGTCAGCATACGAATTTTATTGGTTTGTTACAGTGAGTTCGTTATTAATAGGTATTACTGGTGGAGTTTATCATTTAGGCATTTTAAAGTGTTCTGACAACGATAGAAAAATGTTGTTTTATGTGTTTGCAGTGATAAGTGTGTTATATCCTATTTTTTGGTTAGCTGCGGCTGCATCAGTTGCAAGTCATCTTAGAGACTGTTTGTATGTAAAACAGAGATTTGGATTAGGTTTTAGATTAAATTTGACATGCGATGGTGCGATTGTTTCTACATCTTTTGGATTTGCAAATTTTATTGTGTGGGGTTTTGTATTAGCATTAGTTTTTCCTTATATAAAGCAAAAAGTTAAATTTGAACAATCTAATGAAAATTTAGAATTAAATGAGGTACAAAATAATACAGTTGTGGTTGAAGAAGTACAAGTACCAGTTGAAGTACAAAATACAGTGGTTGAAGAAGTACCGGTTCAAGAAGTACCAGTTGAAGAAGTACAAAGTAATTCTATAGAAGGATAAAGTATAGTGGATTAAAATTGCACTATATAAATAAAAAAAATATTTATATAATGTAAAAGAGAATGAGAAAAAAGGTTTTCAAGAATCCTGATAAAAATTTTGTGGAGGGAAATTTTAAGAGATCAAAGAGGCCGCATACGCCATCACCAAAAAGACGCGATTATGCGAAGAAAGCACAAACAAAAGCAGATACAAAGACAAAGTGTACTTATATTTATCCGCAAACAGGAAAAAGATGTACAAATTTATTAGGTATTTACCCAGAGTATTGTGAATTGCATACGATGATGGTGCACAACGTGTATGTCGCAAAATCAAATATTAAAGGAGCTGGCAATGGTGTGTATGCAGGTCCTTATGGGTTTAAAAAGGGACAGATAATAGGAAAATATAGTTATATATGGAATGAAGTGAAAATGGGTAGTTTATTAAAGAGATGTGATGATGACAATTGTTGGAGTTATGTTTTTTGTGATGAAGGAGATGACAATAAGACACAATGTTGGGATGGATTAGATATACGCAGTACACTTATGAGAAATATAAATGATGCACATGGTTCTTCGTTCAAAAACAATGCATATTTTGATGTAATAGAAGGCGATGTTTACGTAATTGCATCGCGAAATATAAAGCCATCTAAGGAAATTTTTATTTCGTACGGCTTAGACTATTGGAGTAAGTAATTTTATTATTTTTTATTTTAGAATTGTGAAAAAATAAATTATTGCTTTATTGTATAAAATATAATGATTGAGCAATTTATTTCTGGATTATTGGGTGGTTCACCTAAAAGAAGATCAAAATCACCAAAGAGAAAATCAAAGTCTCCTAGAAGAAAATCTAGGTCTCCAAAGAGACGCCCTTCATCTTCTTCTTCACGTTCTAGTTCGCCAAAACGCAAATCCCCAAAACGTAAGTCACCAAAGCGCAAGTCACCCAAACGTAAGTCACCCAAACGTAAGTCACCAAAGCGCAAGTCACCCAAACGTAAGTCACCCAAACGTAAGTCACCAAAGCGCAAGTCACCCAAACGTAAGTCACCAAAGCGCAAGTCACCAAAGCGCAAGTCTAAGAGCCCAAAGCGCAAGTCTAAGAGCCCTAAGCGCAAGTCTAAGAGCCCTAAGCGCAAGTCTAAGAGCCCTAAGCGCAAGTCACCAAAGCGCAAGTCACCAAAGCGCAAATCCAAGAGCCCAAAGCGCAAGTCATCAAAGCGCAAATCCAAGAGCCCTAAGCGCAAATCCAAGAGCCCAAAGCGCAAGTCATCAAAGCGCAAATCCAAGAGCCCTAAGCGCAAATCCAAGAGCCCTAAGCGCAAATCTCCAAAACGCAAGTCTAAGAGCCCAAAGCGCAAGTATAAAATGTAAGTAATAAAAGGTGTAAATTTTTTATGTAGAGTATTTACAAACACTACACAAAAATGGTAAAAAAAGCATTGTTAATCGGTATAAATTACAAAGGTTCGGAAAGCGAATTACGTGGCTGTATACAAGATGTAAGAAATATAAATCAGATATTAGTAGACAATTGTGGATATAAGAGAGAAAATATACGAGTGTTAACAGAGGAAGATAGAACAACTCCAACAAGACAAAATATAGAAGACAATATCAAGTGGTTAATAGCAAATTCAAAGGCTGGAGACACATTATTTTTTCAGTATAGTGGACATGGGGCTTCTATTGATGACAAGAATTCGGATGAAAGTGATGGTAAGGACGAAATTATAATTCCTGTAGATTATAAAACAAAGGGTGTAATAACGGATGATTGGTTATTTACGAATTTGGCATGTGCGGTTCCTACAGGAGCGATATTATGGGCATTCACAGATTGTTGTCATTCAGGAACAATGCTAGATCTAAAATACAATTACAAATCATTATGCCAATATCAAAAAGGAAATGTTGTAAAAGGTATGCCATATATTTTTTCTGATTGGTCAAACAGATTTTCTTTTTCATTAGAGAAGTCGAAAGGAACAGTGAAAGGGAATGTATGTCTTTTCTCAGGATGTCAAGATCCACAAACTTCGGCGGATGCGTATATAGAAAGAAAATTTCAAGGAGCATTCACCTATTGTTTTATACAATTTGTGAAGGGTAATTTGACGAGGAGTGCAAATGGTACATTTACTTTCAAAAATGGAACTGTAAAATTAAGGAATGTATTGAAAGAGATAAATTGTCGACTTGATATTAATGGATTTACTGGACAAGATAGTCAACTTTCAATAGGAAATCAAATTGATTTAGAACGTACATTGGATTTATAAAGAACTGAAATATTTAATAAATAAAGATTACTAAATATGAAAACAATAGAGTATAATAATGAGAAGTATGTTTGTCTTAGGTGTGTAGAAGAGTATAGTATTGATAAAACTATTTTTTCGAGTGTTGGAGATGTTGAGATTGATATGTGTGGTGAATTGATAATTGGGATAGCAATTAAAAGTATGAACAGAATTTTATGTGTTAAACCGGATAATGAATATGTTATTGTGTTCATGGATGTAGAATCTAAAAACATATGTAGTGTAGATTATATGGGAGAAGCAGAAGTATTTATATATAGAAATGAAAAAGATGAAATTTTTCAAATTGTGATTTACAATTCATGTAATTTATCAGAATATTTGCAACAATTAAAAGTTTGAAATGTTATTATTATTGTTCTTTTCCACAAACAACTTGTATTCTATCAATAAGAGAACCTGCACTTACTTCTTTTAATTACTATATGTAAATAAAAAGTTTTTTATAATATGGATCCAAGTTGTTCAATAATTCTATTATGTATAAGCAAAGCAAATGTTTGAGGAACGTATCCGTTACTAATAGAGTTGCAATTTTGACAATCTTCAAAAAGAATATTCGTAGAATCACAGATAGAAATATGAGAAGGTGTATAACCTTTCCTTTTCAGATAAGCGATGATATATATAAACCGTTTAATTCTTTTGTTTATTTGTTTTAATTCAAAAGTCAAATGATTTTCATAACTTTGTAGCATATGATTGTTATAATTAGAGTTTCTAGGGTACATTTGATTGATGTGTTTTTCAGGAGTTCTATAGAAAGATTGGAGATCGTATGAATCTTTAAAGTAGTTATTTGTAAACTTTTTGCCATTGCATACAAAGAAATCAAGATCAATATCAAGAATGTAGTTTTTACCGTTGCGTTTAATAATGTTTATGATATGTTTTAATTTGTTTTTACTTATTTTACCCATTTGAACTTTTGAAAAAATATTAGTTTCGATACCTTTGTTGTTACGATATTGAGTCCATTCATCCATATTGTAAATATGTTTAAGATTGTGTGTTGTAGCCAATGTCAAATTACGTTTGCCATGTTTAATATAATAATCTATTGTAATTTCTTGATCTGGAACCCAAGAGGGCAAGCACCATATAACATCTTTTATTCCTGTAGTAAAAAGGACTCCGCTTTTAGCAGCGCCAATGTCCCAGACTATTTTTTGAGCTTCATCTACATATACTAGATTACCTGAATTAATATATTTTTTGTACAAAGATGGTAACAAAGAAGAATTTTTAATTGCGTTTAGGTCACTGTGTGTATCAAACCGCAAAATTGCGTTCGAGGTATTATGCAAGTGTTGTTGCATATAAAAAGAGAGGATATTATTATGTTTTGTGACCAGTTTTATAGGGATATTGTTTCTACCGATCTGTTTTGCATTATCGTAATAATGCAGACTTCTTTTATAAAGTTCTTTCCACAGTTCTTGATCTTTGCCATATTGTTTACGTTTTTTTAGTGAGAGAAATAACAAGTCAAATAATTCTATATTGGGGTAATGACGTAGTTTTTGAATGTGTTTACTAAACCAAGTAATGTAGTTGTCAGATGATTGCAACGACATATTTATTAAAATAAAGCAATAAATAAAAATTTAAGAAGAAGGAATTTTATATTCTAGCCATCTAAAACCATTAAAGTAAAACTTAGTGCCATCAGTCATAATTAGAATGGGTCTAATGATAGGAAGACTAAAGGAGGAGTAATCATTAAAATGTGAAATCGAAAGAACAGTTTTACCTTCCATGAATAATAGAAAATGCGTAAATAATTGTATTTCAGTTTTATTAATAACAAATTGAAATAAGATTAAGAAAAAATTATAGTTAAATGAACAGATTTAGTCTAGTGATATTTGATTTGGATCACACATTGCACGATGGATACAGATTATATAAGAACGTAAAGAAAATGTTAAGGGAAATGAAAGAAATAGATATTAAAATAGCATTAGTATCGTACAATAGAAAGGCAATGGCAATTTTAGAAGAATATGGAATAATGAATTATTTTGATGTAATAGAATGGGAAGATTGGCAAACACAAGATTATTTAGATAATAAGAGAAGAATGTTAAACAAAGTGTTAGACGAAATAAAGGAGGATATTAAAAGTGTAATATTTTTCGATGATGATATAAAAAATATAAAAACTGGAGAGGATATGGGTATAACTGGGGTTCATGTGAAGGATAAAGATATATATAATTTATGCAAGGGATTTAATCTCTTTGGTTAAATTGGTGGCAATATAAAAATCACCAACAAATTCATATTTTTGTACGATGAAGAAAAAGAACATAAGTTCTGTGCTATAAGCCAGTAAAACGATAATAAGGTTAAGTGTATCAACTGGTCCCCATTTTTCATTAGATTTCATAGGTAAAACAATTGTGAGAAGAATGATGATAGCAAGAACAACATAGTGATAAGAATGTTGTCTTACGAGAACATCATTATGTTCTTTTCTCAAAGTTGCTTGTTTGGTAGCATGTTCAGAATGTGTGGGAATATAAATATTTTTAAAATCATGTAGAAATTTACGAACGTTGGGATCTTTTTGGGAGTAAATATTTAAAATATCAACTTTAGATTTAAGAACATTAATGTATTGTTGAGAAGCGACAAGGTTAAAGAATAGTGTTTGGACAAACATAAAAAATATCACATTAACAATGATGATAATAAGATTATTTCTAGTGAAGCATTGGGAGATATTCATTGTATAATAGTTACATTATACAAAGAATTTTAAAATTCAAAAATCCTGTGTAATAATAACAATGTTAAATTCGTTAGCAAAAGCGTTTGTGTCAGATGATGGATTAAGGGGTGTATTCAGTTTAATATTTACAGCAACAATATTAACTATATATGAGTTAGCTTTGTTTTATTATGTAGTAACACCGGGTATATTAAATCAAATTGATAATGGAATAAAAGATTTAGCGCGAGCATTGTATACAAGTTTAGAATTAAATTATGTTACGGGACAAAATGAGTACAAGAAGTTTTTTTCGGATGCAGAATGGCAAAATATATCAAGTGAGTATGAAAATGCTGTATTTAACAAGGAGTCAAAAAAAGAAGTATTACAAAGAATAATAGATGTATTAGATACAATGGATAAAAGAGAGCAGCGATATATAAATAAGATCAATAATAATACTAAATTTGTGGGAGCACTTATATTGATTGGATTGAGTGTAATATTATTGATAATTTACATGATATTAAAAGGAAGAGGAGAATCGATAGGAAAATGTACATGGGTTAATTCGATAGTGACAGTTGGATTAATTTTAGCGTTCAACTATTCATTTTATTTGTATGGTCAGAGGTATCAGTACATAGGAAGCAAAGGAAACGAAGAAATGATGGTATACATATTACAGCATTTGCCATTAGATAAAAATGCGTTATAAAAGAGTGTTTTTTTTAGAAATAAACAATAAAAGCAAAGATGGTAATGTTAAATGTATATGGAGATGCAAAAACAGCGTGTACACAAAGAGTGTTAATATTATTAGAGGAGCTTGAATTAAAGTACAAATTTGTAAGTGTAGATTTAAAAAATGAAGAAAACAAACAAGAGGAATTTTTAGAGAAGCAACCATTTGGAAAAGTGCCAGTGGTGGAATATGGGGACAAGACATTATTTGAATCTAGAACGATAATGAAGTATATATCAAAAAATAACAGAGATGTAGTTGATTTAGTACAGAATGTATATGTGGATATGTGGTTAGAGGTGGAGTCTCAAAATTTCCATCCACATATTAGTAAAGTAGTGTTTAAAAAGCAAACTGAAAGTGAATTAGAAGAATTGGAGGTGGTATTAGATGTGTATGACAAAGTACTTAGCAAGAGAGAGTATATTGCAGGGGATGAGTATAGTATAGCTGACATTAGTCACATACCGTATGCATATTTATTTTTGAAAGCTGGTTACAAAAGTACATTAAAAAAGAGAGAAAATGTATATAACTGGTTGAAGAAAATTATGAGAAGACCAGCAGTGAGAAGAGTGTTGGATGGGACATTTTTGGAAGAATTAGAAGAAAATGTTGAGGAAAATTAAAAAAACAAAAAAGTATTATAGTAGTAATATGGAATTATTAAGGAGCAGTATAATAGGGAAGGAGTTTGTGAACTACAGAAAAACAACAATGAAAGATCAAAGGTTAAGATTTAGTGAGAAAATAAGATCGTCAGGGTTAGGAAATGTACCGATAGTAATTGATTCTGTGGACGAGCAATTAACGGAAATGTTATGTGAAAAGCATCCAAGATCGAGTGCAAGGTATAATACATATGGAAGGGAGATAGTAATGCATATGGATAATACGATAGCAGATGTTTTGAAGGAAGTAAAAATTATAATGTTACAAAAGGATAAAGAGGAGTTGGTAACGCAAAACAAGTTAACGATTGGTCTTGAGGATGGAACGATTCCGGAGCTTGGAACAGATTTGGGAACATTATATAAAACGCATAGAAACAGCGAAGACAAGATATTATATTTAATGATAAGTAAGGAAATTTCTATGTATGGTTACGTAATGTCTATATTAATGTATCTGATGAATATATTTAGAAATCAAAAATGAAAACACATTTAAGAAGTTAAATTTAAGCTCGATTGCGGGCTTAAATTTAATGAATAGGGTAAACAGGTATATCAGGAGGAAACAAGGCATAACAAGTGGTTATATGAATGGTACAATACCAATAATTGCGTATGAGCCAATAGTACAAGTTGCAAAGTGTGTAGCATTTGAGTCAAAGGATAATTTACCGTATTGTTTAGCGGAACCTCCGAGTATAGAGGAAGAGGAAATAGCATGTGAGATAAAAATAATTAAAGAAAATGAATTATGTTTAGATGAAAGTAAAAAAGATATGAGGACAAAAGTGATAAACTTTGTTGGGGCACCATCAGTAGGGAAAACGACGATGAGTGCATTAATATTTGCAGAATTAAAGCACATGCATAAGACAACAGAGTTAGTGCAAGAGTATGCAAAGACGTTAGTGTGGCAGGAGAGATATGATGAATTAGACAACCAGTATCAAGTAAGCATGGAACAATACAAGATGTTAAAGGCGGTGGATGGCAAAGTGGAGTATGCAGTGATGGATTCTCCGTTAATTGTGGGGATGTTTTACAATAGAACGTATGAGACAAATGTATGTAATGTGGAAAAGACAGAGGAAATGATATTATCAAAAATGGCAGAATTTCACAATATATATGTATATTTAGAAAGAAATGAGGAATTTCCGTATGAGGAGCAAGGACGTGTCCACAATGAAGAGCAATCAAGAAAAATAGAGAAGCAAATGGTAGAGATGTTGGAAGAGCAAATGATAAGTTATTTAAGAGTAAAGTCTTCAAAGAAGAGTATACCAATTATAATGGAGTATATAAGGAAGAACAGTTAAAAAAATTATTATTTTCAATATAAGTATAAACGAATGTTTAAAATAATAGCTGCATTTTTAGTAGGAGTGTATGTAGGACAAGAATATAATCAAATTCCAAATATCAAAGAAAAAACAAAAGAGTTATACAAAGAAATAAGCAAGAAAAATTGAAAATAATTTATAAAAGTCAAAGATTGATTAAATGAAAGAGATTAACGACATTCTTGAGCAAATAAACAATTTGGTCCTGAGTGATACACATTGCAGTGAATATAGATTGGAGAGTACGCAGAACATGATAGATGCAATGCACATAACAGAGATAAAGTTAAATATGTATCAACTATGGGCAATGTTTGGGGAACTACCTAAGGTGTGTAAAAAGGGAGAAAATGTCAAAGTGTATGAGTATACTATCAGAGGAAAAAACAAGGATATATTTACAATTTATGCACATGGACATGAAAATGGGTTTGTCAAGACCAAACATTGGAATATAGGAGCAACAACAAATGACACAGCTGCTATACAACATTTTATGGATCATTTATTTTTAGCATTAAGACTATATAGTGAACATTACAAATGCATGGAAAATAATATTTTTGAGAGTAGAAACGAAGAAATAGACATGCATTTGAAGAAAATAAAAAGGGAGTTGATTGAGAATAAGGATGCAATTAAAGGAATATAGTGCCCAAAACGTTGGGACTGCCCAAAGCATTGGGACGCGACCACGTAAATGTAAAAAATTGAAAAAATATTGAAATTTGTAAAAATTGTTAACAATATGAACGCGACAATTGGAGAATCTTATTCTGTGAAATTTGCAAAAGAGTTAGAGAAGTTTTTCGAGTGGGCCAAGGATGAAGAATATGTTATTAGTTCAGCAAAGGATGGTGTTTCAAGGGAGTGGAGTATTAAGCTAATGGCGAATTTTGAAGAGCCAGGGCGTAATAAATTGGAAGCGTACATTCGAGAGCTACAAAAAACATATGTGATTTTGGATTCAAAAACAAAACAAGAAGTTGAAGATTACAAAATTTTAGCAAAAGAATACAAAGACAGCGGTTCGAAAAGAAAGAGAGTGGAATCTGAAAGTGAAAGTGAAACAGATGTGCAAGTGTGCAATGAGATTGATACATCGGAAACGTTTTACGTGGACACGTTGGACATTTCAACGGATATGTTAATTAAAAAGTTTGGGGAGCCAGTTAGAACGGGGGAAGAAAGTGACGAACATAGTTTTGAGTGGAAATTAAAAGTGAGGGACAATGTGTATACGATTTATGATTGGAACGAAAAGGATAAACCATTAAGTGATAAAACGTGGCATCTAGGAAGTACAGTGAGTGACAAGAAAGGAGTAAACGTAATTAAAAAATGTTTCAAAGAGATGCAAAAAAAAGGCAAAAAAGCAAAAAAAGAAACAAATGTTGAAGAACAAGTGAACGTTGATGAATACGAAGATGAAGATTGTGAAAGTGTGGAAATAAACTTAGATGATTTGAGCTTTGATGAATAAAAAATTGAAAAATAAAGCATTTCTTAAAAAATCAAGAATGACAGTTGTAGAGTGTAGTACAGTTCAGATTTTACAAATCTTAAAAGAAAAACAAAACAAACTTGCAAAACGATTATGGTTTCATGATTATTTGCATGAAAAAAATATGAAAACAAATGATAAAAAACTTCAAAAAAATTATGAAAATGAATGGTAAAAACTTACAAAAAAATAATAAAAACTAGCCTCTTGTTGACAATAAAATTGTTAAACAAGGGGCTAAAATTATTTTAGTTCACGATACAGATAAACTAATTTGTTAAGTGTTTGTGGTTTTGTACCTTTAATTACATTTGATGTTGAATCACTAGAAAGTCTGTTAACGATTTGTTGCATATTCATGTCAGGGTACATAACAAGATAATGGTTAAGAACACCTGTGATAATGGGAGTGGCCATGCTTGTTCCACTATATGAAGCAATTTCATTGTTAGGAATAGTAGAGAGAATATCGACGCCAGGGGCATAGATATTAGCACATTTTCCCCAATTGCTGAACCAAGCTCTATTATCATGAATGTCACTAGCCATAACAGTTAAAACAGATTTAGAGCTAGCAGGGGATGTGTCACATGCATCATTGTTTTCATTTCCAGCAGCAACAACAACATAAAAGTTATGATTACGTAATGTTACTTCAAGTGCTTTATTGAGGGCTCTGGAATATCCGCCGCCGAGAGACATACTAATAATACTTTTAACGGTTTTATCTTTTTCGTTTTGAGATTTTTGAAGGTGAGAATTAAAGCTCCATTCAATGCCTTTAATAACACCTGAGGTGGAACCAGACCCATCGCAATCTAGAACTTTAACGGCAATTAAGTTTGCATCGGTGCAAACACCGTAAGAGAAAGATCCGACAAGGCCTGAAACGTGAGTACCATGATTATTACAATCAGTATTTTGTGAATCTGCAAAATTAGCTCCCCAAGAAGCACGTCCTTGAAATTCAGGATGATTAATGTCAATACCGGTATCTACAATATATGTATTAATAGTAATATTATCATTAGTGTGACAATAAGATTGATAAGGAAAAGAATTATCAAGTGGTAATTCTCTTTGTACAATACGGTCAAGATGCCAAGGAATTGTTACAGGGTTTGGAGAAACTAGAACAAAATTACTTCTATTCGAGTTAATGTTAACAACATTATCCTCTTCGATATGGAAATGCTGAGACAAGCTATTTCTATTTTTTAAAACATTGTTATGTGAGCTTGAAAAGAAGTGAGTGGAATCAATGGTTGCAAAATGTTGCAAATTGAATGTGGTCTCAATACTTTGTGCAGAGGACAATTCATAGAAGTCTACATTATCATATTTGGGAAAAAGGATATAGTTTTGACATAATACAACTGAAACAAAAGGCAAGAGCAAGGAAAACATTTTTACTAGGAAAAACCAATTGCTTTTAAATATAGGTTATTAAAAAAATTGAAAAAGAATCCATTTTTTAAGAATTTGAAATGAGTTTAAATACAAAAGCACAGGAATTTTATCCCAAGTGGGCAAAGGATGAAGACAAATTGTATGATGAATTGGAGAGAAACTTTGTTTTAAGAAATCCATGGATTTTTGAAGACGAAAACACTCATGTTTTCAACGAGTATGCCAGTGAGAGTAGTATCAACAAAATTAGAAAAGAGAGATCAAAACGTATGATGGAAGTGTTGGAGAGAAGAACAAAAAGAGCGAAGGTGCGACCATTATACAGTTCTATTGTAAAAAAGTAAAATGTAAATAGCAAAATAGCAATTAGCAATGAGTAATAACTTGTTGCTAATTGCTATTTTGCGTAATTTCTATAAAGCAAATTTCTTGAATACATTTAGTACAATGTATTTGACAATTTTATTTAGTGTGATAGCAGTTGTATTACTAATGTCGCCTGATAGTATAATCAATAAAGATACAGAAAACAAAATGTTAAAAATGGTTTACGACAATGCGATGATATTAGGGATGGTTAGTGGTGGTTTAGCGGTATATTTCTACATGAAACCGGAAAAAGGGGGTAGTGAAGAGACTTCCAAATTACCCACATACGATGAGGCAACTTCAGATGAATAAAATAAATTATTAAAAATAATAATTTCTTGGTATATAATAAAAATGAATTATTATTTGTTATTAGCGGCGCTTTCTTTATTAGTTATGGGAATTTTCGCAATTGCAGCATCATCAATTGGGATAGAGTGTTACAATACAAAGGAACACGAAGAAATGAAAAAGGAAAAGAAGACAAACTTTGACTTCTTAATTGTGGTTTTAGTAAGTGCTATTTTGATGGTTATTACAGCTGGAATATCTATTTATTTAGCGGCACAAATGCCAAATTATTAAGAGTGTTTTTTGTGTCGTAAATGTTGAAAACGCATATAAGAAAAAGCAAAAACGAAGGATAAAATCCAAATTGAGACTGTTGTAACTAGAAAAAAAAAGTCGAAATCATAAGCTTTGGAGCGTATAAAGTTAAACACAATTCCTGTTAACAAAATGGAGTTCCATAAGAAGAGGAAAAAAATATCAAGAGAGAAAATATAATTATGTGAAGAAATATTTCTAGTAGATGTTCCCCAAGAAGTGTCTTTGATAGTGAACAGAGCCCATAGTTTAGCGGGAAAAACAGCACAAAGATAAACAATGCCGTATGACAAGAACATGATATTTTCACGAATGCCAAATAATACACCATACAATGATTTTACAATGCCAAAGAAATAAACGATTGATAGATAAACAGCAAGTTCAAAAGTTGTACCGGCATAAAGTACGTACAAGAGGTATCCCATGACAATAAATGGGTAAATGAGTGTGTATGTTATATCAACTGTAAGGAAAGGGCTATGTTTGTGAATATTTGATACAGTCCATAGCATTTCTCGATAGGCAGATTTACTCCAACGAGTTTGTTGTTTATAGAATTTGTACAAACTGGAAGGAGTTTCAGTTTGTGCTGTAGCAGAGGGAACAAACAAAACACGAAAACCTCGACCAAGAATTTTATTAGTGAGATGTCTATCGTCACCGTAGGTACAAGGTTGACCGAGAAAAGTTTGAGATTTCCATTCATCGATGACATGTTCAAGGACGGAGAGTTTATACATACCGATTGGACCGGAGATACAAAGGACATATTTATTAAAAGATTGATAGGCTCTTTCAAGGTTAAAGGCGTACCAGTAACGCAAACTACTAAGAAAGGTAACAAAAGATGTGTATTTATTAAATATACCAAGATTTCCAGCAATACCACCAATTTTATCATGTGAGCAAATAACACGATTCATGTGAGTTCCGGAGTCAGGGTGAAGTACAGTGTCACTATCAGTACATAGGACACATTCAACGGAGGAGTTAGAATATTTTTTCTCAAGAATGCTAAGAAAGATTCCAGTATACATGACATGTCGTTTACCAGCATGAGGTTGAGAGATACATATATATTGGTTGCTTTGTATTTGTGGAAGAATGGAAGAAAGTTGGGTACTGCCCAAATCGTTAGGAAAGGTGTCAAATGTTAGTACCAAGCTATTAAGAGGAAATGTTTCATTGAAAACGTCTACCATATACTGGTCATCGGGGGTATTGCCATCAATAACAACAAAAACTTTATGAGTGTGATTAAGAGTACGTATGGAATCTAAACAATTTTTAAAGTAAGTTTTGTCTTCCTTGTAACCGACAACTATAACATTAAATGGAGATTGAGGGCCAGTTTCAAGAGATTCTTTGGTAGTTAGTTTAGTAATCGAAATGTTATTTAAGACAGCTAGAACAAATTGTATGAAGAGATAAATCATAATGTACCATCCATAAATAGTAATAGTGATACGATTAAAGTGGACAAAATACGCTTTTAGCACGTATTGAAGAACTACAGGAACGATTAGAGACAGCAATAACAATGATAGAAAACAATATGTTAAAAGTGTCTTAAATTTCATTAGAAAATACAAAATAATAATTTTAAATAGAGCCAAAATATTATTTTGTTGAGATATTACAATACAGAATGGGAGGTGGTCCTTCAGCAATAATAAATGCAAAAGATATGAGATGTCAACCTAAAAAATATTTTAACAAAATAAATCCAAGATATGGAAGTTTAATAGATAATTTAAGGTTAGAATGCAATGACGGACAGTCTCACGACCAAGGAGGTCCGGGGGGTCATATTACCAAGGATTTTTTTTGTGCCCAAGGGTTTGATGAAATAAAAGCGAGAGTAGGAGGTGTAGTAGATGGAATGCAAATAAGATGTTCAGATGGAAGATGGTCGGAATGGTATGGTGGGTATGGTGGCACGGAACAACACAGCAAAAAATGTGCTGACAAGAAACAAGTGATAACAGGATTAACAAGTGTGGGAACGAGAGACAACATGGTAATGTTTCTCAATGACTTCAATAATAGTATAGAATGTGGGGACAGGGTGGATTGTCAGGCAGATGAAAATGTTTTTCACATAGAGTGTAAAAATAGAACAGATGACGAATACAAAGGCAAGATGAAAGAATATTGCAATAGAAATAATGAAAACGCAAGAAACTCGGGATGTATAGATTGGTGTTCAAGAAATGATAGAGATTGTGTATTGTTAAATACATTAAATGATTGTCAAAAGTATGGTATTACAGAAGGGGAGTGTAATTCTGCAAAAGTGGCAAGTGTAAATGCGGATTGTCAAAAAAATGGGATATTGAGTACACAAGGTATGAATATGGGTTATCAATGCAACTTGAATAGTTTAGCAAAGTTTAAAACGGATTGTGAGGAGCTGGGAATAGATACAAATATATGTACTCCAGATGCTATTCAAAGTGAAAAAGATAGAAAATTACAGAGAGAATTAGTAGAAGAGCAGCAAAGAAGAGCAGATGAAAAATACAAACAAACACAAGATATGATTGCGAATATGTTAGGTGGAGATACAAATACAAATATAAATACAAATACTCCTAAAGAAATTGATGAAGAAACAGAAACTCTTATGTATATAGGAATAGGAGCAGCAATTTTAATATTATTATCAAGTTCATCAGCAAGTGTAATAGCAATGAATAGGAAAAATTAAATTGTTGGAATATAGAAAGGAATATGTGGAAAATTATTTTAGTAGTAATTGTTCTATTTATAGTTGTGAACTGGATGAGAAGTCCAATAATAGAACAATACGTTGGGAATTTACGTGTAGCTGACGAGTTAGACAACAAAAGAGCTGTCAAAGAAGCATTAAAGAAACTATGCACAGAACAAGGATATGAGTGGAAGGAATTGCCTGGTGGAGAGTTTGTGTATGATTGCAAGCACACACAAAAGACATGTTTAAATGAGTCAGTATATCCAACGCCATCAGGAGAAAATGTAGTACCGAGATATTATGAATGGAGGGATAGAGATAACGAAGATACAAAAGAAGTAGTACAACTTGAGAGCACAAGTCCTTTATTAAGTTTTCAAATGGGAGATAGTTCTGATTATAGAAGAGGAGAAGATATTAGATCTACAGAAGGAATATGTGTGATGGGAAACGAACCATTTCGAAAATTTTGCGAAGATGAAAATTTAAGATATGATTCTAGTACTGGGAAGTGTTATACAACATTACCATATTGTACACCAAAGTTACTTGCATTTTGTAATGGGGATTGTTTTGAGCCACCGGCGGGTATGATACTTTCTAAAGTCTTTGGAACTACACTGGGTAGAAGTTTAGGACTAGGATTTGGAGATGGGATGGTAATGTCTGGATGTAGTACTCAATCTCAACCGGCGGCCGCAATTCAAGCTAGGGTTATAACTGGCAAAGTGCAAGCTACACCTGTAAATTTAAATTAAAGCAAAGGGTGAATTTTTTTTATAACTTTATATTAATAGTTATAAAGAAAATGAATGAGGATGTACAGAAAGGACTAACTGCAGCGCCGGCTGCTGTAATAGCAGCTGGAGCTGCAGCTAATACGAAAATTGGACAAAGAGTATTAAAGCCAGTATCAACTCAATTACAAAGAATATCTACAAAGGTTGGAGCAACTACTGTTGGGAAAACTGCAGGGGCTGTTGGGAAAAGTGTAGCAAAAGCTGCACCTGCATTAGGGGGAGTGGCAGATATGGTTGTAGGTTCAATGGCAATAGCTGATGTTTCAAAGTCAGACATGAGTGGTGGTGATAAAGCATATCAAATTACAGGCGAAGTTATAGGGATAGCGGCAAATCTAGCGACAATGTTGATAGCAGGTCCAGCAGCGATTTTTGTAGCATTAGCACAAATATTAGGAGGGGTATTGGATGCGTTTTGGAATCCGTTCAAAGGATATTTTAATAGAGATATAGAAAATGTTCGAAAGCAAATTAACAATGGTATTAAAAGTGAGATGTTACAAAGTGGATTGAATTGGCCACTTGAAGTCAAACCTGATTTAATTGGTACATTAGGAGACAAGGACAAATTAGAATTATTCAAAAGGTATGTGAAAAATTACTATGAAGACAATGGGCTTATATTCAAAGAAGATGTTCTTGAAGAAGAAAACTTGTATAAAGAATTACGCAGTATGAAGAGATTTAGAAAAAAATTTACGATTGATGAAGACGGAAATATGATATTAAACAATCCTCTACAAACGGCTTTAAATATACAAGACGATCTTGATCAAAATCTTTTATTATTACTTGCATTAGCGGCAAGAAACAAGATTAACAAGAAAAAACGAGTAAAGCCATCTGTGGTTAAGCAATACATTGAAGCAAATTGGACATCAGTTGTAATTTCTATTTTTGTAATTTTTTTGTCTAGTATAATAATAGTAACTTAGAATGAAAATAAATACAATTATCATATTAGCATTAGGAATTATTGCGATGATGTACATGTTTGGGTATTTTTCGAAAAAAGAAAAATTTGAGGACATGTCTATTCTTGACAACATAGAGATTAGAGAAGAATGCAAAGATATGACTCCATCAAAGTTATTTGGTCTTTTTCATAAAGATTTACCGTATCTAACCCAAGTATTTGTCGATAACAATATTCCGCAACGAGCGATACAAGATGCAAGCTATTATCCTGCAATTGCAAGTCTTCTTCAACAAAAAGACATATTAAAATGTGTATAAAAAAAGCGTAAAAAAAATATATAAGGAATATATAATATGGCAAGTTTAACAAGAGTTACAAACAAAGCTGTAGATATATCTAAATTGGGAAATGTAGCAGATTTATCAAAATTGGGGAATGTAAGTGATTTGTCGAAATTAGACAATGTAACAAACCTTAGAAGAGTTGGAAATGTAAGTGATTTGTCCAAATTAGACGATATAAGTGATTTGTCCAAAATCAGGAATACTTCGAGACTAGACTACATGTTAGACGTCAGAAGAACAGCAGAGCGTTTGGGTGACACTAATTATATAAAACGAATAGATGATCAACTTGATAATATAACAAGAATAAATAAAGTAGATGACATAGCTGATCCAAGTTTACAGAGAGCTGTTAAGAGTTTGGATAATGGGGTAAGTCCAAAAAAGGGACTAAAAGCGAATGAGGCAAAGGACGTAGACAATTCTTTAAAAAAAATATCAGATGATATTGACACAGATAAGTCTGGTAAAAAATGGAAAGATTTATCAGAATCGGAAAAGTCGCAGAGAGCTAAAAGGTGGAGAAATACTGCTTTGACTGTAGCAGGAGTAACAATTGTGTCAGCTTTAATTATAAAGTCAAAGATAGACACAGACAGGATAAATAACACAGAGTATAGAATAAGTAGCATAACGGAAAGGGATAAAATTATTACGGTAATGTATGAGCCAAGAGACAAATTTTCTACAAGGGATAGTGTGACAATATCTGAAAGCAATTCTGTACCGAAGATAGATGGGGAAATAAACATTAAAAGTGCTACAAATGGAAAAATTACATTTGAAGGTGCGACAGCAATAACATCAAATGGAAACACAGGGAAGATGATGGTTTTTACAACATTTGAGAACCAATTTTCCCAAAACACTCAAGATGCAGTACGTCCAATAACACAGACTGCAACAGATGTTGTACGAGATACTGCATCGACGTTATACGATGGATTAGTACCGGACAATCTAAAGAAGTTTTTTGAACAAACGTGGATTATAAGTTTAATAGTGAGTATAATATGCAGTTTGATAATATCAGGGGTTTCAATATACCAAATGTACAAAAGTAATTAACTGACAAAATGACTCGAATATAATCAGAAAGAGATGTATGGAAAGTACAATAGCAAGAAGACAAGACAAGTGAGGGAAATAGGTCCGGTTCACATACCCATTGAAAGTAGACGCGGGTGAAGAATGGTATCCAACAATGTTGATTCTTGAAAATTATTACAAAACCATTGTAAAAAATGGTGTTATAATTATTGACGATTACAATAACCCATATTTGGGATGCAAACAAGCAGTTGATGAAAAAGTACAACATCAATAATAAAATTGTAAATAATGGCAAGGGATGTGTTTATTGGACCAAAAATTAAATTACAACGTCATTGCCGATAACATACCGAAGATGATAGAACAATAGGGCGGCAATAATACTTTGTGACCTATTTTGAGTAATGGAAACCGCCATACCAATGCTAATTAATATGAACAACAAGTGCGTTTGAAGATAATCTTGTTGCAAAACACTAGTTTTCAAACCTGTATCTTGAGCAAATATATGAATAAGGGCGTAAGAACCAACAATATTGAGAATTTGTTTAATGGTATCATTATAATTAGGTGGTACTCCTAAATTTTTCAATGAAAAACTGCTATAACGTATATCATAATATATAATACTCAACAATGGAATAGACAACACAAATTTTTTCAACGTTGGATAATCAGAAAAATAGGAAATTGAATCCATGTATTCATTAACTTTTTTATGATTATGAATCATCCAGACTTGAAAAGCTAAAACAACGTATTGAAAATACATAAAAGGAACATAACCATAATTTTCTATTAACTTTTGATCAGACATTGCTTTACATTGTACCAAGAAATGTTTTTTTTGTATTACCCATTGAAAGTAGACGCGGGTGAAGAATGGTATTGGTATAGACAAATACCATTCTACACCCGATTCAATGGGTGAGTATCTTTAATAAGGGAAAAGAAAGGGGAGAGTCACGATGGAAAACAAGAAGGAAAACCACACAGCTACATGGTGGCTACGCACACCATTACGCAGT